TTATATTCATTCTTTATTTTATTATTAATATTCATTCTTTATTTTATTATTATATATTCTCATCCTTTTATTTCATTTTATATTCATTCTTTATTTTATTATTTTATTTTATTTTATTATTATATTTTATTATTATATTATATTTTATTATTATATTTTATTATTTTATTTTATTATTATATTTTATTTTATATTCATTATTTATTTTATTATTATATATCCCACCCTCTCATTTTATTTTATTATTATATTTTATTATTATATTTTATATTCATTCTTTATTTTATTATTAATATTCATTCTTTATTTTATTATTATATTTTATTATTTTATTTTATTATTATATTTTATTTTATATTCATTATTTATTTTATTATTATATATCCCACCCTCTCATTTTATTTTATTATTATATTTTATTATTATATTTTATATTCATTCTTTATTTTATTATTAATATTCATTCTTTATTTTATTATTATATATTCTCATCCTTTTATTTCATTTTATATTCATTCTTTATTTTATTATTTTATTTTATTTTATTATTATATTTCATTTTATTATTATATTTCATTTTATTATTATATTTCATTTTATTATTATATTTCATTTTATATTCATTCTTTATTTTTAATATAAATTATATCACTTATCTACTCAGCTCTACAAAAAGGACATATATTGTTTATCTTTAACCATTTAAAAATATAAATAAAAAATTCATTCTTAAAGTATTACATTTCATATATTCATCTTCTTTATCAATTGACTATTGTCATTATTATTTATAACCATTTTAATTATATTTAAAAAATTGAATTAAATATAATTAACTGTTAATTTATAACTATATTAATGAATAGTAATAATATTATTAAAATATTTAAACCTTATATGTCAAAATTAAATGCTGAGAAATTAACAATGCATATTGAAAGTCATTGTTATGACTATGCAGAAGAACATAATGCCATATTTTTATTAGAAGAAATTATCAATACTAAAGTTCATTATTTGGAAGCACTTTTTCAAAAAAATAATTTTTTGAAAAATGCAATTAAAAAAAAAAAAATATGTGTAACTAATTTATGTTATTTACCTGAACCAGAAATTGATCCAGAAAAATTTAAAAATATTATTGAAAAAAGACATATTGAAGAATTACGTAAATCACAACAAGAAAGTTCAAGTGCATTTACTTGTAAAAAATGTGGATCTAAACGTTCAAGAGTAACAGAGCGTCAAACAAGAGCAGGAGATGAACCAGCAACAATTTATGTGACTTGTTTAGAGTGTGAACATGTAATTAGATTTTAATTAAATATTAAATTTAAATAGATTTACTATCTACTATTTTTTAAATTATTATTCTAAAATATTGAACTACAAATAAAACAAGAATTATAAATAATCATTTTAATAAAATATATTATTATTTTATATAATATTTTTAAAAATAGTTTTTAAAAACTTAAATAAATACTTTTAAAATCTATAATTAATTATAATAATTATGATTAATACCATTAAAAGAAATAATAATGTAAAAGAGTTATCAAAAAAGTTTTCATTAAATATTGCAATAGATATTGAAAATAGTATTTATCAATTTAGTAACAAATATGCAAATGATAATTGTACACTATTTTTATTAAATAATATTTATGATTCAAAAATAGATGAAATACTATGTATTTTAACAAATAAAAATTTAGAGTATTTAATTCAAGCAATTAAAAAAAATAAAATTAATCCTAAAAAATTTGCATTTATGAAACCAGAAGAATTAAATTTTGAAAAATATGTTGATATTATTAAAAAAAAAGAAGTTGAAAAAATGCGTGAAGAAAATGCAAATGTATCAAATGCTTTTGAATGTAAAAAATGTAAAAAAAATAGATGTTCTGTAATTGAACGACAAATTCGAAGTGGTGATGAACCCGCAACATTATTTATAACGTGTTTAGAATGTAGTAATGTTACAATGATGTAATATTCAATTCATAAAAATATTAACTAAATTCATAACTATATAATCATGTTTATGAATAGAACACCCGTAAAAATAAAAATTGATAATTAAATTTTTTATTAAATTATATAATTATATTTAATGTTTAATGTAATTTACACATCATATTCTGATATTTCAGATCATCATATTGAAATTAGATATATTGGTAGATTTAAAACAATACAAAAAGCAGAGAAAGAAGTTTTTAAAAATCTACTCGGTTATTGTTTATTTCCAGCTACAGAATTAAATTTTTTAAATAATGATAATAATTTTTTAGTTAATTATAAAATTAAAAAAAAATATACCATAGATGAATTAAAGGAATATATTGATATTGATGAAATTGATAATATTAATAATATTGATTTTAATTTATCAGAATTAAAAAATTATTATACAAAAGAATTTATTAAAAATAATTCTGATTTTGTTAAAAGGATAGAATATTATCGTATAAACCCAGAAGATTTTAATAGAGATTATTTAAATCATATTTGGAATTTTTATTGTAATTCTAAATTATCATTTTATGATTTTTTAAGAAAATATAGTTATCATTCATATTGTAATGAAATAACATATTGTGATTTAGAATCATTATCATATATTTGGTCTGTTTCAATTTTTAAGGGTAGTAGTTCAGAAATTATTTTATAAAATAAATATAAGATATCTTTATTTTTAGTTTTAAGAAATAATTAATTTTAATTATTTCTTATTTCATTTAATAATATTTAATAATTCTTTTCTAAACTCAAACATTTTTTTTATTATATTATATATATAATGACAAGTAAAGCAGCTTTATTACAATTAATTGCAAAAAGTGAAATAAATAATTATTTAAATACAAATGATATTAAAAATTCCTTGTTTAAAAATCAAATAAAACCAGTTACAAATTTTTCTGAATCATCATTTTCCATTTATCCAGAAAATAGTGGATCTTGGGGTGATACAATAACATTTAAAATTTCAAAATATGGAGATTTATTAACTAATATATATTTAGTGTTAGAATTGCCAGAACTAAGTGTTGAAGATATTGATGGATTAAATGAAAATATCAGATCAAGTCAATATCGTATTAGATGGAATGAATATATTGGAAATGTATTAATAAATAAAGTTATTTTAAGAATAGGTGGTAAAAAAATAGATGAACAGACAGGTGAATTTTTACAATTTTTTACAGATATATATGATAAAACTTGGAGTAAAATATGTATGTTAGGAAATGACAGATCAATGATTTTACCAAATACAAAAATAAATAAACAATATATATATATCCCATTAAAATTTTTTTTTAATATAGATATTAGTAAAAGTCTACCAATATATGCATTATATAATCATGAAATTGAGATTGAAATTCAATTAAATAGTTGGGATAATTGTTATTTTGTTTTACATGAAGTAACAAATGAAATATCAGATACTGAAAATAAAACAAGTAAGATACATTTCGCACATACTGATAAAGTTATTATTAAAAAAAATTTTTCAAATATACGATTAGATTGTAATTATATATTTTTGGATAATAATGAAAGAAAATATATATTAGAAAATGAGCATAAAATATTAATAACACAGGTTCAATATTTAGAAAATAATATTAATAATAATTGTCAAATTAAAATGGATTTTAATAATCCAATTAAAGAATTTTTTTTTGCAATTCAGAAAAATGAAAATAGAATATTAAATGAAGTATTTAATTTTTCTGGAAAAAGTCAATATTTACCAATAAATACAACAACATTTACCGAACGTTTATGGGAACAAATACCAAAAACACATTTATTAAAAGAAGCAGCATTATATTTTGATCATAATGAACGTATACCATATAAAGATTATAAATATTGGCATTATGTTCAAAATTATGAACATTATCGTAATACTTTAGAACATAATATATATATGTATTCTTTTGGAATTTTACCAAGAGATAATATGGGAAGTTGTAATTTTTCTGAATTAGAAAATGTATATTTAAATATTAAATTAGAAAATAGTTCAACAGAATATATACATTATACAGATAATAATACAATCGCGATTGGACCAGAAAATAATACTATAATAAAAATATATGCAATAAATTATAATATATTTAATATAGATAGTGGAATAAGTCGTTTAATGTTTCCATATTAATATATGAACAAAAGTATATAATAAAAATTGATTAGGATTATTGATTATTTTTTAATTATAATACTATAAAATAAAATAATTATTATGTTTACTTTTAATATATATAATGAAAATGAATTAAAATATTTAGAAAAAATTATCAATGTTACATGTATGATTTATATTTTTCTAAACTAGTAATTTTAAATAATTATTTATCGTTTTTTTTATATTATATAATATTATTATATAATATAATGTTATCTGTAAAATTATTACAATTATTTCATTTTTTATTAAGTACAACTTTTGTATGGATATATTTTGTATTACCATGGAATTATTATTTATTGATTAATATTTTAGTATTTTGTTTTGTATTAACCGGATATATATTACATGATAATAAATGTATATTAGTTTTATGGGAATATAAATTACTAAATAAAGAATATAAAAATTATAATGATGGATTTATTTATAGAATTGCACAAAAATTAGGAATTAAAATAGAAGCAACTTTATTAAAAAAAATATTAAAATTATTTTTGATAATAATGTTAATGATTTATTGTTATAATTATGGTTTAATTGATGCTGGATCTAAAAAGAATATTTTCACTTTATAATTGATATTAATATTTATTTATTGAGAAATTAAAAAATGATAATAATCAATAAACCTTATTAACTTTATAAATTAAATCTTTGATTTGAAAAATAAACAATCGTATTTATAAAGAACAGTACTTTGTAATGTACTCATAAAAATTCAATTTAAATATATTATATAAATAAAAGTAAAAATATATTTTAAACATAATAATTATTATATATATTATAATGAAAATAAATACTTGTTAATATATTTAATTATAATAATTATGATTTTGGATTCTATTGAAGAATTGGTAAATTACCCATTTCATAAATTTAATTACTCGATATGTATAATTAATAACAATACAAATTATTAATAAAATATATCTTTGTATATAAAAGAAGTATTTTTAATTATTTTAAACAGAAAATTATTTGTTTATTATAATGCAAATACGAATAAATACATATGAATTCGGATTTAATAATACAATTAATTATAATAATTATGATTTTGTACAAGAAATTACACATAATTTCTTTGATTCTGTCGAAGAATTAGAAAATTACCCATCTGATAAATTTAAATATTTAGTATATATTAATAAAACAACTTTTAATATAAATGACAAAAATAATAAAGCATATCTTTGTATAAAAGAAAAATATAATAAAAATGAATTAAAAGAATTAGAAAAATATTGTCAATGTTATAGATGTAATTTATATTTTATAAAATTTACAGAACTTATATATAGTAATTTAATAACTAAAATAATATTTACAATACCAATATCAATTATAACTTATTTTTTGAAAATATTATATATAATTAATCCTCCTTATTATTATAGTTGTATTAAAAGTGGTTCAGATCATGTACATAGGAGATATGTAATTAAAGCAAGAGAACTTAAAAATATTGATACAAAATAATTATTTATCATTTTTTTATAATATTATCTGTAAATTATTTCATTTTTTATAAGTACAACTTTAAATTCTTATTAACTTTATAAAATAATTCACTTATATGAAACTCATAATAATCAACAAACCTTATTATAAAAATTGAATTTTAAATATATTAAATATTTTATATTATTTATAATGTCACAAAATAATTTTAAAATAGTTTTAATTGGAGATAATCAAACTGGTAAAACATCTTGGATTAAATGGATATTAAATACATATATACATAATGATACTTATATTCCGACACAAGGTGTAGATGTTCACCAATATTCACAATATGGTATGAATTTTAATATTTGGGATACAAATAGTATAAATGGATCATATAGTGGATTAAAAGACGGTTATTATATTAATAGTGATTGCTTTGTTATTTTTGGTGATAATATTTTTGAATATGAACAATTAATTAATACATATTTTCAAAATTATAATAAAAATAATATTCCTATTATTTATAAAGAAAATAAAACAAATGATGAATTATTAATTGAAATTATAGAAAAATTTAATAATAATTAAAATTGAATTTGTTTTATAAAAATTGAATTTTAAATATATTAAATAAATATTTAATATAATTTGTAATGTCACAAAATAATTTTAAAATAGTATTAGTTGGAGATAACCAAACCGGGAAAACATCTTGGATTAAATGGTTCTTAAATTCATATATACATAATGATAACTATGTTTCAACACTTGGTGTGAATGTTTACCAAGATTCACGATATGGTATAAATTTAAATATTTGGGATACAAGTGGTTTAAATAGTCCATATTGTGGATTAAGAGATGGTTATTATATTAATGGTGATTGTTTTGTTATTTTCGGTGATAATATTTTTGAATATGAACAATTAATTAATACATATTTTCGAAATTTTAATAAAAGTAATATTCCTATTATTTTTAAAAATAATAAAACAAATGATGAATTATTAATTGAAATTATAAATAAAATTAATAATAATCCAATACGATAGTTATGTAAAATATAAATTTATATTTTACATATTATATATTTATTTAAAGATATTTTAATTTATTTATTAATAAAATGGTAGCAATCGGTATTGACTTAGGTACAACATACTCCTGCGTTGGAGTATATCAACATGGCAAAGTAGAAATTATTGCCAATGATCAAGGTAATAGAACAACACCCTCATATGTGGGTTTTACAGATAAAGAAAGACTTATTGGAGATGGAGCAAAAAGTGCAGCAACTGGAAATTCAGAAAATACAGTATATGATGTAAAACGACTTATTGGACGTGAATATAATGATAGTTCTCTTCATGACGACATGAAAAGTCTTTCATATACAATTGTAAATGATAATGGGAAACCAAAAGTACAGGTAATATTTAAAGAAGAAGAAAAAACATTTACACCAGAAGAAGTTTCAGCAATGATTTTAACATATCTTAAACAACAAGCTGAAAATTATCTTGGTTCAACTGTAACTGATGCAGTTATTACAGTTCCTGCTTATTTTAATGATGCACAACGTCAAGCAACAAAAGATGCAGCATTAATTGCAGGTCTTACCCCACTTCGTATTATTAATGAACCAACATCTGCAGCAATTGCATATGGTCTTGAAAAAAAAACTGACGAACATAATATTTTAATTTTCGATATGGGTGGTGGTACATTTGATGTTTCTTTATTAACTCTTGATGATGGTATTTTTGAAGTTAAAGCGACCGCGGGTGATACTCATTTAGGTGGTTCTGATCTTGATAATATTTTAGTAAAACATTTTGCAGAAGAATTTAAACGTAAACACAAAAAAGATTTAATGGAAAATAAACGTTCTGTTCGTCGTCTTAGAACAGCAGCTGAAAGTGCAAAACGTACTTTATCATCATCAACTACAGCCCAAGTTGAAGTAGATAGTCTTTTCGATGGAATTGATTTTTATACAACAATTAGTCGTGCAAAATTTGAAAATTTATGTGGTGATGTATTTAAACGTGTTCTTATGCCTGTTGAGGCAGTTTTACGTGATGCTAAAATGGATAAAAGTGATATTCATGAAATTGTTCTTGTTGGTGGTTCAACTCGTATTCCAAAAATCCAAAGTGATTTAGCACAAATGTTTAATGGTAAAGAATTATGTAAATCACTTAATCCAGATGAAGCAGTAGCATATGGTGCTGCTGTTCAGGCTGCAATACTTTCTGGTGTAAAAGATGATGTTACAGATGGAATTGTACTTTTAGATGTTACTCCTCTTTCTCTTGGTATTGAAACTGCAGGTGGTATGATGACTAATTTAATTCCACGTGGTTCAGTACTCCCTGCAAAAAAAACTCAAGTATTTTCAACGGCGAGTGATAATCAACCAGGTGTAACCATTCAAGTATATGAAGGTGAACGTCAACAAACAGAACATAATAATAAACTTGGTGAATTTCATCTTGATGGTCTTCCAGCAATGCCAAGAGGACAACCACAAATTGAAATTACATATGAAGTAGATGTAAATGGTATTCTTAGTGTAAATGCAGCTGAAAAGAGTACTGGAAAATCAAAAAATATTACAATTAAGAATGAAAGCAGTCGTCTTAATAAAGAAGAGATTGATCGTATGATTAAAGAAGCAGAAGAATTTAAAGAAGCAGATGATAAAGTTAGACAACGTGTTGAAAGTCGTAATAAATTAGAAAATTATTGTTATTCATTAAGATCAACAGTTGTAGATAATGAAAAAATGAAAGAATCATTAGGTGAAGAAATGAATACAATTGACACAATGACAAATGAAACTCTTAAATGGTTAGAAGAAGAAGGTGATGAAAATAGAACATTTGAAGATTATGATAATAAAATGAAAGAAGTTGAAGGACAATTAATGCCACTTGTTCAAAAAGCATATCAAGCAACAATGCCAACTGATCAAGTTCCAATGCCAACTGATCAAGTTCCAATGCCAACTGATCAAGTTCCAACAGAAGAGGCAGCAGAAGAGGTAAATGTTGAATCAACTATAGATGATGTTGATTAAAAAATTAATAATTAAATTCATTTAAATATAATTAATATGGTTCATTATTAATACTATAGTGAATTATATAATGATAACATTAATATTAAATTATTTTTTATTTAAAAAATAATTTAATATTATTATTAATGTTATTAAAAAGATTAAAAAAAGAATTAAAAATTATTAAAGAAAATAACTCTTTAAATTGTACAGCATACCCTATTAATGATAATTCAATGAAATGGGAAGGATATATAATTGGACCAAAAGACACACCATATGAAGGTGGTAAATTTTATTTAAATATTGAATTTTCAGAAAATTATCCATATAAACCACCATATATATATTTTATTACTCCAATATATCATTGTAATATAAATTCACAAGGAGAAATATGTTTAGATATTTTGAAATCTGAATGGTCACCCGCATTAAATATTATTACATTACTAATTTCAATATCATCTTTATTATCAGAACCAAATCCAAATGATCCATTAGTTATAAATATTGCACAAGAGTATAACAAAAATAAAGAAAAACATGATAAAAATGCAAAAGATTATACTAATAAATATGCAAATAAAAATAACATTTAAAACTATTTATATTTTAATTTATTATATTAATTCTAATTGTATTATTTTTTCATATTTTTCTGATAATGTAATTAATGCAAAAATAATATCCCATAATTTTTTTCGATTATCTTCTTCTAAATCATTATATATTTGTTTTAAATCATCTAATTTAGTCAAAGCATATTTTTTAAAAATAAATTCATTAATATTTGATTGAAACTTATCAGTAAAGAAAAAATCTATATTTTTATTAAAAAGTTGCTCTTTATATTGTAAATAAAATTTAAAATCCTCTAATGGTTTTTTATTATTATATAATTTAATTGTTTTAAATAATAATAAATATTTACAACCTAATACTGGCTGAGTATCAACTAGAAATTGATTTAGTATTATATTAAAATTTTTAATAATTCTATCTTTTTTCATATATTATTTTAATATATATATTTTTTATATATAAAAACGTGTAATATATATATTGTAATGTCTAAATTAATAAAAGTCTCAATTAAATTTAATAGTATTGTTAAACAACTGTTAGAAGATACAAAAAAAATTACAGGTATAACTTATTTATTTAATTTTAATATAATAACAACATTTAATAAAGAATTACCAATTATTACATTTTATAAATATTGTACAAAATATAAAGATCAAATTTTATCAAGAAATCCTGATTATTTTTTAAATTCAAATATTTTTAAAGACGAAGTTAATAATTTAAAAGATAAAGAAGAAACAGATAAAGAATATTATTTAAATGAATTTTTAAATATAAAAAAAATATATAATGCTATTGATGATGCAAGTAAAGATAATTTATGGGATATTTTAGAAGTATTAGTAATATTAAGTGATAAATATAAAAAATTAAAAAATAATTAATTAAACATTAATTATATATATAATTAATGGTTAATTTAAATAAAATAGCAATTATTGGACTTTTTGATAATTCAGGTTCAATGAGACAATTTGATACATCGGAATTTATAGTCAGTATTAATAATATTATAAAAGAACAATCTAATAATTCAGAAGTAGTATTTTATGGTGCGACTTTTTCAAATAAATTTAATCTTTTTATGGATGGTGTTAATGGTAATGATGTAGATATTTCAATTGAAGACTTTAAACCATATGGTCCAACTGCACTTATTCCATCTTTTGCAAGAATGATTCGTATTGTTGGAAGTCGGTTAAATGATATGAGAGAAGAAGATAGACCAGGTAAAATTATTTTTATTCTTCTTTCTGATGGAAAACAAACAACTGGACATTTAAAAAATAGATGTTCTGATGATGCACCATATGAAAATAATAAAGGATTTCAAAATTTAAAATACTTAATTGAAGAACATGAGAATATATGGAAATGGGAATTTATGTTTATGGGTACCAATTTTGATAGTATTAGTACAGGTAAAAAATTAGGATTAACAAAATCAAAATGTATTAATTTTGCAACTAGTGATAATGGTATTCAAAATGTAATGAAATGTGTTAGTAAAAACATTTCAAAAATTAAACAAAACGATTTATCAGGTTTTGATGATATCGATCGTATTAATAGTATGTCAGGTAAGTAAAACCGATAATAATCAACAAACCTTATTAACTTTATAAAATAAATCTTTGATTTATTTTATAAAAATTGATTTATAATTAAAATAATATTATAAATATATATTATTAATGTCAAATATATGTTCAAGATACTATTCACAATATTTAACAAAACAGGGATATAAAATTTTTGGTGCCAAAACATGTGGTTTTGGTGATAAATGTAAGTATAAACATGATATTATACAATTACAAGAAATTAAAGGAAATTATAAAAAATGGAAAAATAAAAATAAAAATCATATTGATATGAAATTAGTAAAAGAAAATATTATTAATATATTAAATAAAGAAAAATCAAAAGTAAGAAAAAAAGAATATGTTAATATAATTAGTCATATTAATAGTTTAAATTTAAAAGAATTATTATTTTTTTGGAATGACATAAGTGTTTATTATACAAATATTTATAAAGAATTACCTTATAAAAAACAAAAATATAGATCAAATGTTATTGATGGTTATAGATTCAAAGAAGATGTACCTAATTTTACAATTAATAATAATATAGATATAAAATTTTTAATTAGAACAATGATGATTTGTCCAAAATTTGAAAAATTATTAAAAACTAAAAAACAACATATTAATGGTTTATGTTCTAATTTTAATAATTGTTCGAATGGTGTACATTCTAAAACAGAATATTGTTGTTATAATGATTTATTAAATGGTGAATGTAATAATGATAATTGTAAATATATTCATTATACAAAAAATGGTTTACTTCCATTAAATACAAATGAAATAATTTTAACAAATGATGATTATTTAAAAAGACCAGTTATTAGAATTAAAAAAAAAAAATTTGTATAATTTTATTTCTTTTATTATAAATTTTTTATAATTATTTATAATAATGTCAAAGTGGACAGTATTTAGACATAATGGACCTTTTTTTCCACAAGAATATCAACGCCATAATATTGATATTTTAATTAATGGTATTAAAGTTAATGTTCCCTCTATTGTTGAAGAATATTTAACAATGTATGCAAAATATATCGGTACTGAATATATTACAAAAACACGATTTAATAATAATTTTTTAAAAGATTTAAAAAAAGTATTACCAAATAATATAAAAATTAATGATATGAAAGATATTAATTTATCATTTGTTAAACAATTTTTAGATAATAAAAAAAATAAAATAAAATCACTTTCAAAAGAAATAAAAGAAAAATTAAAAGAAAAACAACGAAAAATAGAAGAACCATACACAATAATGTATATTGATGGACATCAACAGAAAGTTGGAAATTATAAAATTGAACCAGCAGGTATATTTTTAGGTCGAGGTAATCATCCTAAACTTGGTCGAATTAAACATAGAATATTACCAAAAGATGTTATTATTAATTTAGATAAAAAAGCATCTATACCAAAGCCAAATATTGGTGGTAATTGGAAAAAAGTAATTCATGATAAAAATGTAATTTGGTTAGCAACATGGAATGATGAAATAACTGGAAAAAATAAATATGTTTTTACTAGTATGGAAGGTACATTTAAATCGAAAAGTGATGAAAAAAAATTTAATTTAGCCCATAAATTAAAAAATAAAGTTGGACAAATTAGAAAAGAATATAATGATGCTTTAGTAAGTAGTAATATTATAAAACGACAATTAGCAACAGCACTTTATTTTATAGATAATTTTGCACTTCGTATTGGTAATAAAAAAAATACAAAAGAAAAAGCTGATACTGTTGGAGTTACATCATTACGTATTGAACATATACAATTATTAAATAATAATATTATTAAATTAAACTTTTTAGGAAAAGATAGTATTCGATATTGTAAAAAATCACAAGTAAGTCCTGAAGTTTATAATAATTTAAAAAAATTTACTGAAGGTAAAGATAAAAAAGATGATTTATTTAATAAAGTATCATCAACTAGTTTAAATGATTATCTTAATAATTTTATGAAAGGTTTAACTGCCAAAGTATGGAGAACATATAATGCTTCAAATACATTACAAAAAGAATTAAACAAAGTTAATGAAACTAAAATAGACAAAATGCCTGAACAAGAAAAAATATTATATTTAACAACTTTTTTTAATCAAGCAAATACAACAGTTGCACTTTTATGTAATCATCAAAAAAATATTAGTTCAAATATAGATAATATTATTACTAAAATTGAAAATCAAATTAAAAAATTAAGAAAACGTAAAAAAAAAACTAAAGATCGTGATAAATTAAATAAAATTAATGCAAAATTAGAAACACTTAAACTTAAAAAAGAAACAAAATCAAAAATGAAAAATGTAAGTTTAGGTACAAGTAAAACAAATTATATTGACCCACGAATTATATTTACTTTTATAAAAAAATATAAAATTCCACCAGAAAAAATATTTACTAAACAATTATTAAAACGTTTTGAATGGGCACGAGATATTAACAGTAATTATAAGTTTTAATTTAACTATTATATTTAAAAATATAAGTATTAATAATTACAAATAAAATTAATATTATTTATAACATTGGATAAATTATTATCTTTATATGGTAAATCATCAATATTTATTTCTTTTTTTTCTTTTATAATTTTATATTTTAGTATATATTTATTAATAAATTCAACTAATACATTACTTGATTTTTTAAAAAACTCTAATTGTTTATTATTCATTTCTGTTTGTGTAAATCTTTGATATTCTTTTTGAAGTTCAATTCCTTTTCGTAAACAAGAATTTCTAAACATTTCATATTTAGATTGAGATAATGTTTTTTCATTTTCTAATAAATGATTATATATAATAAAAATATATTGAAATTTATTAAATTTATTAGTACAACTATCTATATATTTTAATTGCTTTTGAATGTATTGTAAACTTAACATTAAAAATATAACTATTTATTATTAAATATTATTTTTATCAATTTTTATGATCATTCATAATACTTCTTATAAATCAATTAAGTATTTTTTATTATATGATCAATATTTTGAAGAACAATTGATAAATTATTATTATCAATTAAATTACATGGTATATTTATATTTTCAATAGTATTTAATTTAAATATTGTTTCATAATCTAAATAAATATTATAATTATTTAGAAAAAAATTAATTATTTTTATAGATTCTGTAAAAAAAAATAATTGATCTGTGGACATACTATCTATTTTTGGAATATATGATTGAAATTCATTTGTTGATTTTAAAAAGTGGTTTGCTTTTTTAATTATTACATTTTTAAATCTTAAATTAGTTGTAATAATTGATTTATCAACAGATAAATATTTAAAAATATTATAAATATATTTAAATTTTGAAATTTGTTTTATATTATTATCATTTAATTGATCCATTTGAGAACTAATATATTTCATTGCTGTTTCTATTGTTGTTTCTATTGATGTTTCTGAAGATGATGACATTAAATGATTATTTAATTATTAATTAAAAAATTAAATCGTCAATTTTTATGAGTGCATTACGAAGTATAGTTTTTTCGTAAACACAATATAAACAACATCCTTATCAATCAATTTTAATTTTAGAGATAAAACAAATGAATGGTTTATTTATTATATAATTATTCTAAATATTAATAATGATAATTTATCAAATATTAGTATTAATATTTTGTGTATTACCAATAATATATTTTACCATTTATTTTATTTATAAACATATTTTAATTTGTCAAAAAGATTTAATTAAAATTTATGGTAAATCATGGGTTATTATAACTGGTCCAAGTTCAGGTATTGGTTTATCATTAACAGAACATTTTGCATATTTAGGATTTAATATATGTCTTATTGGACGAAATTTAGATAAAATAAAAATAAAATTAGAAAATAAATATAAAAATAATAAATTTAATATTATTAATAAAGATTTTAATAATAGTGATAATGATAATTTTTATAATAATATTGAAGAATGGATAAATAAAAATAATGTTAGTATTTTAGTTAATAATATTGGACATAGAGCATTTAGTGGCGACTATATTAATCAAAAAAGAGAAGATATATATAGTACAATAAAATGCGGAACATTTCCACAAAGTATTTTAACTCAAATATTTATGAAAAAATTTGATAATAATATAAATAATAAAATGTGTATTATAAATATAACAGCTCAATGTGTTAATTATAATATTGGACTAGGACAAATGTATAAAGCTCCAATAAGTATACCATATTTAGCAAATTATGAAGCAAGTAATGCATTTGGTTTTTATTTAGCAGAAAGTATATTTAATGAAATAAAATTAAAAAGAAAACAAAATTATAAATATAATAATTTACAATTTTTAAATATAACACCTGGTGCTGTTTTAACAAATAAAACATATAAATCATTATCTTGGATACCTTTTTCTTGTTGGGATTATGAATTTGCAAATAATATATTAAAATTAATAAATAATGTAGAAGGACAACAATGTGCTTTTTGGGCACATGAAATAAGTAATATTATTATGATGATTGCTCCATTTTTAAGAAGCTATATTTTAACAAAAGTTGGGAAATGTTTTGTTATAAATAAATAATAATAATTATTAATAATGAAAATAATTGCAGAATATATTTGGACAGATTCAAATAATGAATTTAGATCAAAAGTAAAAATTTTAAATAAACCTAATAAAATAAATATTAATACTTTTCCACAATGGAATTATGATGGGAGTAGTACAGGACAATCACAAGTAAATAATTCTGAAATAATATTAGATCCATATTCTTTTTATGAATATAATGAAAATTATTATTTAGTATTTTGTGAAAATTATAAAGATGATATTTATTTTACATATAGACTCACTGCGAATAAAAAATTTAATAAATATTTAGATATTGAACCAATGTTTGGATTAGAACAAGAATTTTATGTAATTGATAATATTAATAATTTACCTGTTGGATTTTATAAAAAAGATGGTTATTTATCAGATACATTAATGATTGAAAATGAGAATAAAAATTATTGTGGTGTTGGAACAATAAATTATAAATTAAGACAATTTATGGATAAAGTTATGATAAAATTACTAGAATTAGATATTAGTGTAACCGGAATGAATATGGAAGTTGTGCCAGGTCAATGTGAATTTCAAATATGTAATACAGGAATTAAAGCCTGTGATGAATTAATGGTTTTACGATTTTTATTATGTAAAATTGGAGAAGAATTTAATTATAGAATTAATTTTAAAAATAAACCATATCGTGATTTTAGTGGTTCAGGTTGTCATATTAATTTTAGTACGAAACAAATGAGAAATGAAAATGGAATTGAATATATAAATAAAATGCTTGATAAATTAAAACAATCAAATCCTTTAGAACACCGTAATTATTATGGCAAAAATAATTATTTAAGACTAACTGGTAAAAATGAAACAAGTAAATATTGTGAATTTACATTTGGTATTGGATGTAGATCAAGTAGTATTCGAATTCCAAATGAGGTTATTAAATATAATTGTGGTTATTTAGAAGATAGACGCCCAGGGGCAAATATTGATCCATATAAAGCATGTTTATATTTATTTCAATTTTCATTATAAAAAATCTAATTTATTTATATGCCAGTAATGGGAGTATGTATGTTTGATCTAGTAAATAATATATCTTTACCAAATAATGTTAATTCAAATGTTTTATTGACAGATATTCCTTTGGAAATTCCATCAGTAATTGAAGAAACACCAACTACACCAACACCAATTATATCAAATACGACAATTACATCAACTATACCAACTATAACTACATCAACTATACCAACTACGACAACTACATCAACTACAAATGATACTTTTGTGAATACAACTAAAAAATCAAAATATGATAATTTAACAAATATGAATAATGATAAACAATTTATTACTATTTTATTGGTATTTGGTATAATATTATTAATTATATATATATCAAAAAATTGCAATAATTCTACAATTGCAAGTGCAACAAAATACGTATCTAACCCAGGTGTTATTAATTTATTTTAAACAGTTATTTATATTAATATATAATGTCTAATATAAAAAATAATGACACTCTATTAAATAATTCTGATATAGAAAATTTAGATAATAAAAAAGATTCATATAATGAAGAAGATTCATATGATGAAGAAGATTCATATGATGAAGAAGATTCATATGATGAAGAAGATTCATATGATGAAGAAGAAACTGATGGTAATGAAAATTTAAAGAATAGTGAAAATAATTCTGATGATGATGAAAATTTAAAGAATAGTGAAAATAATTCTGATGATGATGAAAATTTAAAGAATATTGAAAATAATTCTGATGATGATGAAAATTTAAAGAATAGTGAAAATAATTCGGATGTTGAAAATTCAGATGATGATGAAATGACAACAGAAGAATATATAGAATATATTAAATTAATAAATGAAAAAACAAAAGAAATAGATTTTAATCAATTAAAAAAAGTAAAAAAGAAAAAAAATAGAATAAGAAAACAAAAAGAAAAAGTATATTTAAATTTAAATTTAGAAAAAAAGAAAAAATGGATTTCAAAAAGATTAGTTACAAAAAAAGGACCAGAAAAAAGAAAATTTAATCCACGATTTCCACCACTTAAAAATAAACCATATCAAAAAAACAATATATCATTTAAATTAATTAATGATGATTTTCCAAGTTTTTAATTTAAAAAGTTTAATTTAATTCAATTATAAAATATAATTGAATTAAAAGAAAACAGTTTTAAGTCTGTAAAATATAATATATTATATATTTATATAATGACAAATTTAAATGGTATAGTAAAATTTCAAAGATATTATCGTTTTTATAAAAACGAATTAACGACATTAAATAATAAAATATTATTATTAAAAAATACTTTATTAGATATGATACATAATTTAGAATATTTAAATAAATTAAATATATATGATGGTTTAAAAAATAATTATAATGTTATATTTAATGAATTGGGTATAATTTCAAATGAATTGGGTAAAATTCCGAGTAATATTAATTTTAAAACAATACGTGATAATGATTTAACTATTAATAGTATATCAATGTTATTAATCAATGTTGATATACAAATTATAAAAGAATTATCTCATATTAGTACATCAAATATATTATCATTATTAACATTATTACTAGGAGAGAAATGGTGTAATGAATTCAATTTTAATGATATAGAATTACTAAATTTTTTAACAAAGATAGTAAAATGTACAAATGTATGGGATAGTTTATATCATAAACAAAAAGTAGAATATATAAATACTCCAATAAATAGAAGTATATTTAAAAAAGATTCTATTGAAAATTTTTTTAATAATAATAAAAAAACATATTTAATTACTGATGAAAAATTACCACAATTATTATCTAATTTAACTGATTTTTTAATAAAAGATGAATCAAAAAATGAAAGAAAGAATCACCATGATATTTATAATATTGAAGATATGTTTTTAAATTATAATTCAAAAATAAAATTAACTGAAAATTATTTAAATGATACTTTTATGGATAATAATAAAGGAATAATAATTCATATTAAAATAAATGATAGATATATTGTTATTCAAGGTATTGTCGATGAAGATATTTTAAATATTTTTAAAAATGATAATATAATTTTATCAAAGATGACTAATATTAAAAAATATATTGATTCGAAAATATTAAATATACCATTAGAATTTAAAAATAATTTTTATAAATATTTAAGTATTCATAATATTATTATTTTATCAAATGAACTTATTGGACATAAATTAATAAAATCATATAATGATTATAATAAATTAAAATCAATTCCTATTAATTTATTAATTAGTGATTTTTTATTATGTGGTAAATCAAATAAAATTGATATACTAAAAATATTTTTATCTAATGAACAATATTTTAAATTAGGTTATTTATTATTTGATATTATGAAAAGTAAAGACAAACAAAATATATCTAATGATATTTTATTATCATTACCATTAGAATTAAGACATAATTTAGATATTGGTAAAAATAAATTATTATATGAAGAAAAATTAATATCTAAATTTGATATGTCTGAATTAAGTTATGAGAAAAGGATTAATTTAATGAATACAAATGATTATATTAAAAATAAAGCTATTAATAAATTAAAATCAATAAAAAATAATATTCAAGGTGATAATAAATCACAATCTTGGTTAGATGGTTTATTAAAAATTCCTTTTGGTATATATAATGAAAATAATATTATGAATATGAAAACACAATTTATTAAAAAAATAAAACAAGTATATGCTGATTGTGAAAACTTATATAGTTTTAATGATTTAAATAATTTTATTACTAAATTAGATACAAATAATGATATTTATATTGAATGGAATCAATATAAAAAAGATAGATTTGATTATTTAAAAAATGTTGAAATAAAATTAGATAATGCAGTATATGGTCATATTGAAGCTAAAACACAATTAAAACGTTTATTTGCACAATGGATAAATGGTGAAAGTAAAGGTGAAATTTTAGGTTTACATGGTCCACCTGGAACAGGCAAAACAAGTTTAGCAAAAAAAGGTTTATCTCAATGTTTAGCTGATAATAATGGTAAAAATCGTCCATTTGCATTTTTACCTATTGGTGGATCAACTAATGGGTCTACTCTTGTTGGTCATAATTATACATATGTTGGTTCAACTTGGGGTCGTATTGTTGATATTTTAATGGTTAGTGGCTGTATGAACCCTATTATTTTTATTGATGAATTAGATAAAATAAGTAATACTGAAAATGGGAGAGAAATTAGTTCTATTTTAACACATTTGACTGATTTAACACAAAATGAACATTTTGAAGATAAATATTTTGCTGGTATTCCATTTGATTTATCTAAGGCACTTATTATATTTTCTTTTAATGATATAACTCAAATTGATCCAATTTTAAAAGATCGAATTACTATTATTGAAACAAAACCTTTTACAATTGAAGAAAAAATACATATATTACAGAATTATATGTTACCTGAAATATTTAAAGAAATTGGATTTAATAATAATGAAATTATATTTTCATTTGATATTTTAAAATATTTAATTAATACTTTTACATGTGAAGCAGGTGTTCGTAAAATTAAAGAACTTATTACTGAAATTATTCGTGATATTAATTTATCTTTATGTTATGAAAATAATAATATAATTATACCATATAATATTACACAAGAATTTATCGAAAATTTATTTAAAAATAAACATAAAGTTCGAATTAGACATATTTGTTTAAAACCACAAGTTGGTATTGTTAATGGTTTATATGCAACAACCGTTGGTACTGGAGGATTAACAGTTATTCAAGTTATGAAATATCCAAGTGAAAAGCATTTAGAATTAACAATAACAGGACAACAGGGCGATGTTATGAAAGAAAGTGTAAATTATGCTTTACGTATTGCTTATTCTTTATTAACAGATGAAGAAAAAAAAAATATTAATAATGAAAAATTAGGACTTCATATACATACACCAGAAGCTGCAACTAAAAAAGATGGTCCAAGTGCTGGTGCAGCTATAACATTAGCAATATATTCTGTATTAACAAATAAAAAAATAAATAATACAGTTGCATTAACTGGTGAAATTGATTTACAATATAAGGTTACTGCTATTGGTGGTATTTATTCAAAATTAAATGGGGCGAAAACAGCCGGGGCATTATTAGTGCTAATTCCAAAAGAAAATGAAGATGATCTACTTATTTTAAGAAATAAAGGAATATCTCCAGAAGATGATAATTTTAAAGTAGAATTTATTGAACATATTGATGATGTTATTAAATATACTATAGTATAAAAAATGAAATATATATATTTAGATATTAAACATTATATATTATAATGTTTAATATTTCTTCAAATACATTTAAATTACCTTTAGTTGAAAAATACAGACCTAATAATTTTGATCAAATTATAATGTCAACATTTTTAAAAAATAAATTTGATACAATTATTAAATCAAATATAATAAATAATATGATATTTGCAGGAGAACCGAGTACAGGTAAAACAAGTATGGCTTTATTTTTATCAAAACATATGAATGTAAAGGTATTAGAATTAAATGCAAGTGATGATAGAGGTTTGAATATTATTAATGATATTATTACACCATTTTGTAAACGTAAAATAGAAAATCAAAAAATTATTATTTTGGATGAAGCAGATAGTATTACATCAAAAGCACAACATTTATTAACAAATTTAATGGATGATTATAATACTAAATTTATTTTTATTTGTAATGAATGGCATAAAATTGATGAAGAAATTCAATCAAGATGCATTATTATTCATTTCCCATATTTAAAAGAAAAAAAAATTCTTAATAGATTAGAATATATTTGTAATAAAGAAAATATTAAATATGAAGATAATAGTTTAGAAGAATTAATATTATTATCAGATAATGATATTAGACAATGTATTAATAATTTAGAAATTATTATATCTAGTTATAATGTTATTAATAGTAAACATATTAATAATATTTTAAATAAACCAAAATTAGAATATATTACTAATATTTTAAAATTTTCACAAGAAAATAATTTAGAAAAATTATTAGATTTAATTAATATTATATTCGAAAATGGATTTAATGGTAATGATATATTATTATATTTTATGAAATATATTGAATCATCTTTTAATAAAGATAATTCTTTATTTTTGAAAATATATGAAATTGCAAGTAAATATTATATTCGTGTAAATAATGGAATTGATACTAAATTACAATTATTTGCATTTGTATCAGAAATTTTTAAGGCATATCAGGAAACTTTATAAATATTTTAGTTACTGGTAAATTAATATATATAAAAAATATTAATAAATAAATATATATTATTAATTTATAATAATTCATATAATTATTTTAGAATAAATATCTTTATTTTACAAAAATCTGAATACAATTAATTTTAGTTTTAATTATTTTTGTTTAATACAATTTATCATATATTTTAAATAATAATACAATAAAACTAGATATTAATAAAATAGCAAATATTGCAGTAGCAAAACGTAATAATCTAATATATTTTTTTGGTAAAATATCTTCTAATTTTATTATTTCTTCTTGTTTATTTGTCTCTACTAATTCATTATATTTAGTTATTATATTATTTGTTTTTTTAAGTCTATTTTTAATTAATATATGTATTTGATTTAATGATAATAAAATAATACTAATAATTATAAAAATAATACAAATAATAATTATCGTATTTTTTTTCCAAAAATCAATTAAATTCATAAAAACCATATTATATAACATTATATTTTATTTTAAAGAAAATTAATATATTATTTATAATGGATTATAATACTTTATTAAGTTACAAAACAAAATTGGAATGTCAAAATTTAGATATTAATATTTTAAATAATTTATTAAAACTTTTTAATATTAAAAAAATAAAACAAAAAGAAATTAAAAATTTAAATAAAATTAAGAATAATACTAAAATTAATCTTAAAAAAAATTTAAATGAAAATAAATTTTTATTTTTTTTAAATAAAATTAATACTAATAATATTAATAATATTATTATAGAATGTTTAACAAAAGTTAAAATGGAAGAAAAATTATATGATTATCTTTATAATAAAATTATCAAAGATATTAATTTTGTGGAATCATATGTTTTATTTTTATTACAACTTGTACCTATTTTAAAATATAAATTAAATATTGAACCAACTATTTTTATAAATAAAATTCATTCAAATATTAATCATGATGATGACAATATTCGAATAAATAATTTAAAACTAATTTTATTTTTAGAAAAACATCATTTTTTTAATAATAATATTATTAATTATATATCAGATATTATAATTAAAAGTGAAAAAAGTGATGATATATATTTTTGGTTTACAAATAATAATATAACAAATTATGTTAATAGAATTAAATTAATAAATTTTAATAATGTTAGAGATAAATTATTAATTAATAGTTTATTTGATAATTCAAATAAGAACAAAATTGAAATTATTGAAGATAAAATTCAAAATACAAACAAAAAAGATGAATTTATAATATTAGTTAAGAATATTTTAGAAGAATATAAATATTTACAAATATTTGATGAAATTTATTATTTTATAGAAGAAGAATGTAAAACAAATGATAAAAAAAAAATTTTTATTAATTACATCCAAAAATCAAAAGATAATAATATTAAAAAATTATTACAAAAATTAAAATTCTCTAAAATCTTAAAAATTACATAGATTTAGAAATATATATTTGAAATTATTTTTCTTTATAACTTTTATATAATATAAATTTAAATTTATTATATTTTATTTAAATTTTTTTTTAATATAATATTAATACCAAAATTTTGTGCTTTTAATACTTTACTAGTATTCATAACACTTGAATCTTTTATAATTAAAATATCTGTATTTTTTGATACGGTATTAGTAATAATCCCTCCCTCTTTTTCAATATATTCTATTAATTCTTTATCTCTAAAACCAGATATTACAATTTTTTTATTTTTATATTTACCATTTATTTTTATTTTTTTTTCTTTAATTGTAATATATTTTTTAATATCATTATAGTATTTAAGAAATCTTAAATAATTATTTGCAAATAGTGTTGCTGTTATATCATCCCATCCATCTATTTTTTTTATATTATCAATTAAATCAGATGTATTCCATTTATTTTTTAAAATATTAGGATATGTAGATACAATACTTTTCATTCTTTCAATACCCATTCCACGACCCAATACATTCGATGCATTCATTAATTGAGGTAATGTTATATTTGTTACAGATTTCAGTATAGCCTTAATTAAATTATTTGCTGATTTTTCTTTAAAACTATCAATTTTAAGTAAATTATCTTTTTTCATTTTTAATATTTTAATAACAGAATTATGTCCTGCATCATATAATTTTTCTACAACTTTTTCTCCCATACCTTTTATATTTAATTGTGAAAAGAAATAATAAATATTTTTAATATTCATTTCTCTACTATCTGATTTTTTAATAATTATTTCAACATTATTATTATCCCAATTATATTCAATATCTGGAAAATTTATTTTTGTTGCTGGTTTTATAACTCTAAATAATTTTGGAATAACATCACCACTACGAATAATTTCTATAATTGCACCTTTACTTAATTTATTATTTTTAATAAATCGTGCATTATTACCAGTTAAACGTTGAATATTAACACCAATTTTAACTGGTTTAATAATAATTGTTGGTTTAATATAACCATCTTTTGAAACATTCCATTCTATTTTTTTAATTACTGTCACAGCCTTTTGATCTTCTAAAATATCTTTAAAAGCAAATGCATATTCTGGATTATTATCTTCATTCATTGGATGAAGATCATTATTTGTTACAATAATACCATCAATTTTATATTTACTTTTTGTTTTCCTTTTTATTAAATATTTAGATAATGATTTAAAATTAATATCTTTTCCTCTTCTATTATGAACTATATATAAACCTAATTCTTTCATTATATTATATTGTTCAGTTATATTTAAAATTGGATCAATTACTTGATAACATACAAATCTTGTATCTTTTGCTAATTTTGGATTAATTTTACCTGATTTAACACTATTCACTAATCCACCAACTGTATTACGTGCATTACTTTTTTCTTTACTCCAATTCTTTTTAAATATTAGATCTGGTATAATAAGTTCGCCACGTAATGCCAGATAACTACGCTGTTCTTTATATTTTTTTTTTTTAAATATTTCTTTTACATCTCCAATAGATGGAATTTTTTTAAAATATTTTAATAATAAAGTTATATTAAAACCATTTGTTGCTTCTCCACGTGTATACATTTTAATTGTATCATCAAAATTATAAACAATTAATGCAGAAATACCATCTAGTTTATCACTTAAAATATATGGTTGTTTATATTTTTTTTTCCATTTATCTAATATTTTTTCACCATTTTCAGGTTTAATTTTATCCATACTTCCAAGATAATAAGGTAATTCTACTTTATCTTTACTTTTTATTGGAGCACCAACTTGTTTTAATAATTTATTATTTTTATCCTTTAATCTTAAAAAATCAATTAAAATATCATAAATAGTATCAGAAATAACCGGTTCCTCATAATAATATTTTTTAGCAGAATATTTTATAATATCTTCTAATTGTTTAATTGATAAAGATTCTACAGTAGTAAATGTATCAATATTCAAACGTGTAATTATACTTTCCATTATATATAAAAATATATATATTTTTATATTTAATTTTTCAAATTTTTTAATTTTTATTTTAAATATAAGTAATACCTCAATTATTAATATTCAAAATATAATTTATGTTTAATAATAAAAAAAGAATATTATATAGTATATGATAAAAATATTTATTTAAAATATAAATAAATGGTTAAAGATATAAAATAAATGTTTTAGTTGTTGATAATAAATTTATATGGATAATAATATAATAATAAAATGAAATATTATAAAATCATAAAAAAAAATCTGTATGAAATTAAAATATCATTGAAACAATTTGTAGTAGAAATATCATATTTAATTTTTCATTCAATTATTCATACTGAAGATATTATAATTGAATAATTTTATATTTTTAAATTAATTCTAATTAATATAAATGAATAGGGATAGTGTTAAATGATCATAAATAAAAGAAGAATATTTTATAGATAGTCTTATTCATCGATATAACAAAATAATAAATTTTTTATTAATAATATAAATTAAATTTATAATTTTATCTATTATAATATATATGACAGATAATTTAAGTATTTGGGCCAAAAAACTTGTTGAAAATGATCATTTTATTGATACTATTGATAAACAAATTAAACAAATTATGAAAGATGGACATATTGATAGTTCAGATATTCCAGAAGTCATATTACTTTTAACAGAAACATATAATAATATTGGAAATGTTAAAATTGAATATGATGAATTACAAGATGTTATTAAAGAAGTTGTTAATTATATTTTAAATAAATATAATCTTATTCCAGAAGATCAAATTGAACAATTTACAAAAATAATAAATATGGTAATTAAATTAGTAATAATAAAACCAAATGTTAAAAAAGGATGTTTAAAATATTTTAAATTTTGTAAATAAATATCTAATAAGTAATATATGGAAAAGTTAACTTTATTACTTTTATTATTAATTACTTTTATGTTATTATTTAGTTATAAAAATAATATAATAGATAATAATATAATTGTAAAAGAAAATGAAGATTTTAAACAACCAAATGATAATATTCAAGATATGAAAAAAGTACAATTTTTTTCTGATACACAAGTTAATTTATTTAATTATAATCTACCAGTTAATACTATTACAAAAAATAATACTGTAACTGAACCAATCACTAAAAATGAACCAATCGCTAAAAATGAACCAATGACACAAATTGAACCAATGGATAATTTTAAACCAATGAAAAAATTTGAATTAACAGAAAATGTTAAATCAATAAAATCAACAAAAGAACCATTTGATAATTGGATTGATAAAATGAAAGAAAAATATCCAGAAGACGAAAACACTCTAGTTACAGGTTTAACAATGCCAATAAATTCAAATGATAAATTTAAATTTATTGAATATGATGATGAAAATAAAACATTGGCACAATTATTTAATGATATGAGTGGAGAAATTGATAATGATATTACAGATGAACAATTAGATCGAATAAGTGGTAAATCTATTGATACTAATTCATATTTTAATAATACTGAAACAATATTATTTGAAAATTATGATTCACCATTTAGAAATATAGAAACAATATCTAAATATAAACCATTTAGTGGTAATTCATCTGGTTCAAGTTTAGTGACTTAAATAATAATGTAATAAAATTTATTTTTATTATATAAAAATATTTATATCTTTTCAAAATAAAAATTGATAAGGATGTTATTTATTGTATATTTGTTACAATAATCAACAAACCTTATTAACTTTATAAAATAAATCTTTGATTTATTTTATAAAAATTGATTGTCTATATTGAAAAACTTAGTTTTCTATTCTCAAAATAAAAATTGATAATTATAATATATAAAAATTTAATTATATTATAATTAATGGTAACTTTCGGTATTTCAGAGGCAATTTCAATTAATGATTTTATAACTAAGCGTAAAATCATTAATTATCTTTATAATTCATTAGACCTATCTAAATTTCGTTTTAATATGTTAGATAATTTAGAAAAATTAAACAATTTAAAACAAACAGTACATTATGTATCACCTAATTTTAAGGGTTTTCAATATTTTTTATTATTTACAAGTATTAATAATCAACATATGTGTTTAGCTATTGATAAAAAAAAATTATCATATCATAAAAATAAAGTAAATATTAAACAAATTAATATTTATAAAATAAAAGTAACAACATCTGCATCTATTTTTAATGGGACATTATTTGATTGTAAATTAATTTTATCAAAAAATAAGAGTATTATGTTAATTAAAGATTGTTATATGATTATGGGAAATAATTTATTAACTATGGAAATGAAAAAAAAAATGGAATATATTAATAATATTATTAATAATCAATTTAGTCAAAATTGCTGTTTTAACTTTGTATTTAAATTAAATAAATTATACGAATATGAACAATTAGATATTTTAATTAATAATGTAATACCTAAATGCAAATTTCAAGTTCATGGTTTAATTTTTTATCCACAATATTCAGGTATTACAACAATTTATATTGAACATAAAAAAGAAAGTATTAATTATGAAAGCAATGAATCTGAAATTGTTAAAAATAATAGTTATGATATGATTTCAAATATTAATGATTTTTTATCATCTCGAAAATATGATTATGAAAAAGGACCACAGAAAAAATTAATGATTGAAAAAACAGATATTACAGATGTTTATAATTTATATGAAAATAATACAAGAATTGGTATTGCTCATGTCCCAAATTTAAAAACAAGTCACTATTTACAAAATAATATTAATACAAAAAAAGAAATTTATTGTGTATTTAATAAAAAATTTAATAAATATATTCCTTTAAAATTATTATAATTTAATAAATATATTCCTTTAAAATTATTATTATAATCTATAGTTATTTATATATGTATAGTTCATTTATAAAAACAGTAAATTATAAAAAAAAATCTTATGAATGGTTTGATAATAAAAGTGATGAAAATAGTAATATTTGGGAAGTGTATGACATGCGTGTGGGAAACACACCATCAACACCAACAACATCAACACAATGGTTTAGTAATAAAAGTGATGAAAATGGTAATATTTGGGAAGTGTATGACATGCGTGTGGGAAAAACACCAACAACATCAACAACATCAACAACATCAACACAATGGACACCAACAACATCTATAATAAATAATACCAATGACAGACAAACAAAAGAAGGATTTATTTTATTATATAATTTATTTAATGTAATTAAATATGGTGACTTTATAGAAAATAATTATAGTACAATAATTGAATATTTACAAAATATTAATAATGTTATTAATAATATTAGTATAATTAATAAAGAATTATTAAATGTAAATTATAAAAATAATTCCGAACATCCCGATAAAATAGTAGCTGATTTTAATATTCAAATAATTAATAATTTATTAAATTCTATAGAATTGGTTAAAACTAAATTAAATGTTAATCAACAAGATTATATTAATAATTTTTATTATTTAAAACAAATACTAACACAACAAATGTTAATAAATGTATTTAATAAAATAGATATTTACAAATTATATAATAGTAATAATAGTACAAATTTTAGTATACAATTATTATTATCATTTTTCAATAATATACCAAATCATATTTATTTTAATTTAATTGATTTAGTTGATATTGAAATTATTAAATTATTATTAATAAATAATTTAGAATTAAATAATTTAATATATGTACCTAAAAAATTAGTGGTTAGTTCTATTGTATTTTTAGAGTATATATTATATTTATTATTATCATTAATTAATAATGATAAAGTTGTAACTAAAATATTATTACAATTACATATACTCAAAACAAATGAATTAAAAGATTTTTCATTAAGATCATCATTTAATATATATCGAAAAAATGAAGATATAATAAAAGAAATTAATACAATTATCTCAACCTCCGATAGTGACTATATTAATTTAATATCACTTATACCACCACTAATTAATATTTAAATAAAATTATACAAACAATACATTTATAGATTAAAATTATAAATTATATTAAGTTATTCAAAAATATTCTAAGATTTAAAATTAAATGATATTTTTAAATTATAATAATTATTTGTAATAATTATTATAATATAAATATACTAATATAGTATGAGAAAGTTTATTTAATAATAAAGATAATCCTCCTATAATTTATAATTAGCCATAATAAAAACTTAAATTTTTCTGTTGTCGGTAATAAATAGGAAAACTATTAACTGTTAATATCAAATCATCATCACATTCACTATCACTATCATTATTTACTTCCATAATGTATGCATTTTGGTTATCTTCCCATTTTTTTTTCTCATTAAAATATTCTTCAATACTATTAAAAGCAATATTAAATGCAACTCTTCCATGATCATCACTTACAATAGATGCTATTTGATGATTATTTTTAACACATCTAACAATAAAACCACAATAAGCTTCAATATAATGATGCTCATCTAATTCTGTAAAAAGTCTCCATTCTAAAACATTAAAATTAATATCTATTGGTTTTACTAAAGAATTAATATAGCTAAAATATGTTTCTTCATATTTTTTAATTTTATCTTTAAATACATCTGGTATTGTTAATTCTATATCTTTATATTTTAATATATACTCGCGATTTGTGAATATAAAAGAATTATTAGTTGTTTTAATAAATATGTTTTTAATATTTGTATTGTTCAAACACTCTAAACAAATATCAAAAAGATCTTGATCAGAATAATATTCATCTTTATCTTTAAATTTATTGCCACAACAGTCACAATATCTATCATTTTTATTATTTTCATTATTTTTAACTTTAAATATTATATTATCTACATTTTTATAACAATCACAACATAAAAAATATAAATTCATAATATTTGTATTTGGTATTATATATGATTCATCTGTTCCAAAAAGTGTTACTTCACAAATACATTTATTACAAATACGTTCAGTATAAAATTTAAAAAGTGGGGAAAATGTAGATATCCCAAATTTTGATTTATAATTCATTAATATAATTTAAATATTTATGTTTAAATATTTTTAAAAGAAAAGAATTGAAACTGTAACATTATCATAACTACCTTTTTTAATTGCATATTCTGCTAATTGTTTAGCTATATTTCCAGTATATTTTTTATTTATTAATTTATTTACAAAATGCACTGCTTTATAATTACTAACAACATCCCATAAACCATCACAAGCAAAGATGATAAATTTGTCATCTTTATGTAATTTATATTTAAATATATCCGGTTTATGTGTTACATATGGCGCAGTATCTAAATCACCAATTGCACGTGATAAAGACAAATCTTTGATTCTCCAGTCAACACCATCGAATTTAATTTTCCCACCTAATTTTCTAATTCTTTTTCTTTCTGATTTTGAATTTGGTTTATGATCAACTGTTAATGCTATTGTTTCACCTTTATAATTACACATTACAGCACGTGAATCACCAATATTTAACATCCATAAATTTGATTTTCCTTTTTTATCAATATATTGAATACCACATAAACATGTTGAACCACATCTAGATGCGATTATTGGATGTGATTTATATAATTTTGTTTGTATATTATCAAATAATTTATTAAAAAAATATTTTGTTATATTTGAACGTTCACAATAAATATTTACTTTATTTTTTTTTAAGAAATAATAAGGTAAATTTTTTTTTAGATATTTTGAAACAGCTTTTCCTCCATGTCCATCAAATACTCCAATAAAATTAATTGGATTTATTTTTTTATTCGCATTTGTAATATTAAGAATTGATATGTGTTGATCTTCATTACTATCACGTTTTCCTTGTAAACTATAACTATTTATATGCATATTATAAGTAGGATATAAAAAAATTGATTTAATATTTTTGAATAATCATCATTAATATGCACTACGAAGTTAGTTATTGGTTATACCCCTTATTCAAAATAAATCTCGACATATTATTCTACTTAAAAAGAATTTATAAAATTTAATATTAATGAAGATACACTAGAGTTTGATAATGTATTTTTTCCAAATTTAGTATATTATACTTCACGATTTTCACGGAATAGTTTTTATTTATATTTTTATAACATAATTGATTCTATAATTAAAATTGAGTATAAAAATTACTTAGAAGAACTACCACTTAATTTCCCATCTTTTTATCATATATTGAGAATAATAAAAGTATTTGTTATTTTTATAAAATACATGTTCAAAAACTTTATATTTTAATATAAATATAAATTTATATATATTATTAACTATGGAAAGACAATTAATAGTAAATAATTTACTCAAATCAGATATCGATAAATCAGAATATATAAGTAATATGTATAAACCGCTAACAAATCCAACTACTACTTTTTTTTCAACAAATTATAACAACAAGATTGCAACTCATTATAATAAATTTTACGAAGAGAATGTTATAGAAAGTAATTGTATTGTAGTAAAAAATGATAAGTATTGTAAAAGATGTTATGTTAAATTAGACAAGGCAGATATTGATCGTATTTTAAATAATGATATTTATTTTAATGAAACTATAACATTCTATAAAAATAAAATAAAAGTTTATGAAGTTCCATTTTTTTATTTTTTATCTAAACATTTAGATAAAAAAAATATATTAGAAATACCAATCATTTATCCAATAACATGTAAATATTCTTTAACCATCCAGTTTCCAAAATTTATAAAAAAATTAAAATATATATTTGAATATTATTATTTATCACCAAATGAATTTAATAGACGATTAATTTGTGCAACAGAATATATTATAGATGATTATTACCATATGATCGTAAAGAATAATCAGAAAAAAATATATTTTGATAATATTTATAACCTTTATGCATCAGAGATATATGTTTATAATAATAATATAAAAAAGTGTGATTTTAATGGTTTAGAAATGTTAAACGCCGATAGCTGTTTTTCACATAAGTTTAACTGTCCATTTTCACACGGATTCTATTTAGATTATAAAACGTCAGAGGAACAAACTAGCATTATTTCTCTTTCTGGTAAGTATTTTATTAATAAACATAAGACAATTAATATTAACTACATCGATGACAATGTTCAAAGTGATACATTAATAGTTTTTAGATATACAAACATTATTACAAATTCAGACAATGATTTATATTTAAAACGAATACCTTCGTTATCATTATTTAAACAAAACGAGCATTATTACCCGTTAACAATAGTTTCATCCGATGAATTTATCGAAGGTTACTGGCAACAAAAAACAAAAATTTATAATCCATTAGATAAATACCCGTTTCCAGTAGAAGAAACAACACCGAACGATGAAAAATTTAAAAAGAAATTATTATATGTGATGGAAACGTATGTTCCAACCGTATATTTAGGATCTAGTTTGTCAAGATTAACAAACGAGATTATTGGAAACAAAGAGTATAAAATTACAAATAACGGTACAACGTTTACTTTTCCAGAAGGATTAAAACATTATTATATTGAAAAAAATGTCAGACCTTCAACCGAATTCTATAATTTCATAATAGAATTATAAATTAATTTTATTTTTATAATTTTATTACTTTTAAGCATTAAAGAATTTATACATTGCACGTAATGGTGTAACAGTGCTATTCTTTTGTATAATATCATTAAAATTAATGTTTAATTCAGCCGAACAAAAATTTATAAATTCTTTAAGAAACATTTTTGCTTCGGCGCTGTTGTAAACGTTATCAAAATATTTTCTAAAAAACGGTCGAATAATAGTAGGATTTTTTAGACAACTAATATCTGCACCGTATTTAATTAACATTTTTGTATGTTTAAAACGCTTTTTTTCTGTATCACTAAAAAAAGATATAATTATAGCATTTTCTCCTTCACTGTTTTTAATATCAATATCTACATTATTATTTAGTAGTGTCTCTATACAGTTATACATGTGTGAATCACACGCTGTCATTAGAGGAGTATAGTTATATCTATAATTAATTTTATTAATATTAGCACCTTTTTTTAGGAAATATAATATCATTTCTACTCTGTCAATTTTATTAATACCAACATCGTTTTCGTATTGATACTGTGTATCTGTAAGAAAGCTACACATATAATGAAGAACTGATCCTTCAACACGATCACTTGCATGAATGTCTGCATTATTATTAACTAAATATTTTATACATTTTTCATTCATATTTTTACATGCAAATAGAAGTGGTGTAACGTGTTGATAATTTTTTGTATTAATATTAGCACCACTATTTAATAGTAGTTTAATTACTGATAATATTCTATTACTAGTTTTACCTGTTAAAAATGTACACGATATATTACATACATTCATTAATGCAGTGTATTTATACTGAGTTTGTTTATTAATATTAACATTTAATTTGATTAAATACTTTAGAGCTTCTATACTATTTGATTCATTTAGTATAAACTCACAACATGCATTCGTTAAAATAGTATTACCATTTGAACAGATAAAGTTAATATCAGCACCATTTTGTATCAACAAATCTATGCATTTTATAACTTTACTTATATTTTTGGTTTTAGTAAAAATACAGTTAAGTGCTTCTGACATACTTATACTATTATATTTTTTTTTTATAAAATATTTAATACAGTTGTAGCTTACATTTTTACAGGCACATATAAATGCGTCGTAATTATCGTATTTATGCTTTTGTTTAATATCTACATTAAAGTTATCAAGTAGTTTAACAATTTGAAGGTTATCTTTTTTACATGCCAGTATTAACGGCGTGTCACCTCCATTGACGTATGTATTAAGTGCATTACAGTTACCGGTTGATAATAGATTTAATATTTTTGAATAATCTCCATCAATACATGCTGTTGCAAAGTTTGTCATAGGGGATATTTCTCTTGCTGCAAATAAAGCTAATTGTATTAATCCACTCATTTAATAGTATATTTTTAATAGTATTTTTCACTTTAAAACCTAATTTATTCTCATATATTAAATAGTATACAGAATATAGTTAAATAAAACAAATACATAAAATATGCATTTATTATTTAAAATAAACTGAATAAATGAATTATAAACAATGAATAACATTAATATAGATATGAAGAACAAATTCCGCAAAACAGAAAGAGCTATAGTAGAGCAGTTTACTTTAACTTTTATTAAAGAAAAAAATGATCATAGAACACATGTTAAAACTCTAAATAATAAATTTAAGGAATGGGTAAATCGTTATTATAATGGAAATATAAGTACAAATAAATTGAACGAATATTTAAAAACTAAATTTACTCAAAAAAGAATTTCATTTGGCATGATTTGGGAAAACTGTGATATAAATAATTACGAAATAGAATATACACAAAATTATTTTATAAAAAATGAAGATAAATTTAAAAAAAATACACTTATTTTTACGTGTAAGAAACATCACGAATTTAAATTAGATATGAGTCAGTTAGGACAAGTTTTTAGAAATATTAAAATTTCATGTAGTGAAAATAAAACATTTGTGAAATTTAATATTAATGAAGATACAATAGAATTTGACAATATATTTTTTCCAAATTTAGTATATTACACTTCACGATTTTCACAGAATAGTTTTTATTTAGATTTTTATAACACAATTGATTCTATCATTAAAATTGAGTATGAAAAATACTCAGAAGAACTACCGCTTAATTTACCTTCTTTTTCATCATGTATTGAGAATAATAAAAGTATTTGTTGTTTCGATTATACTTCTAATTTTTATAAAATACATATTCAAAAACCTTGTATTTTGAAAGATGATCATAACAACTTAACATCGTTCGCAGAGCATATTGTACGTAAACATGTTAATAATTATTTAGAATATAGATTTACTAATGCATTTAATGAGAAGTTTGACTATAATGAACTTTACAACTATGTTGTAAACGATTCGAAGGATGAAACTACAAATGTATGTTTAATTAGAAATATACCAATATCTTCTAAATATATTAAATACTACTATAAAGAAGAAAATAATAAATATTTACCATCTGTACTAATTTATAATCCATTTCCATTTTTACAAATATTTGGTTGTATAAATATTGAACCTGAAATAGGTTTCATGTCAAACTATACAAATAGTTTTACATTAAATAAATTTATTGATTTACCATATAATCAATCTTTTTGGAAAATACCAATACATCACAATTTTGAACTACATAAAATAACATGTGACATAATAATATTTAAAAATACAAATATTAATAACGAATTAAATTTATTAACAGATGAGTGTCTAAATTTAAGATTAAAAAATATTACCAATATTACTAATTCAAATCAGATAACATCATTAAAATTAATTAAATTTAATTTATTTCAAATGAGATTAAACGGTGTTGCTATTTTAATAATCGGGAAAAAATCAACAGGAAAAAGTACACTAATAAAAAATCTATTAGATCATATTAATCTATGTTCTAAAAATGAACAGTTTTATATATTTGATAATGATGAAACAGATGAAAAAAAATATAAATACAATAATATACTAAAATACGATACTCAATTAGATGAAATATCACTAGATAAAATAGTTCATGAACAAACAAAAAATAAAGTATCTTCAACAATAGTTTTAAAAAATCAAGAAAATCTATTTAAATTTAGAGGTTTTAAAGATGCATTATTGAATAGTAAACACTATCATTTATCAATGATAGTATCTACTATAGACTGTATCAAATTTTCACCATTTATAAGAAATAATTTTGATTATGTATTTATATTTAGAGATGATTTAGTGATTAATAAAAAAAAAATATATGAATATTTCTGTGGAATGTTTCCAGTCTATGATATATTCGATCAATACTTTACAAAATATACCAAAGATTATAATGCATTGGTAATATATAATTGTAAACCGACATATAATAATTTTTTTGATACAGTCTTTTGGTATAATACAAAAAATTGAAAAAATATTATTTTATATATTTATAAAATATTGTAATGTTACGTATAGATGATAATGGCTTGTACCAATATAGAAATTGTTTTCAAAATAATTATAATGATGTTTTTTTCCTCACATCAATGAGGAAACGTAATTTATCTTGTTGTGGTGCTGAAATAGATGGAAATAGTAGTAGAAATAATTGTGAAATACACTGTTTAATGTATCTTTACTACTATTTAACATCATTAATAACAATACCAATTGATATTATACTATTTCCATTCTTTTTTATTTGTAATAATATTATAAAATTTGTATCATGTATACAAAAATATCACCGTGAAAAAAGAATTAAAAAAGAACAAAATAAAAAACAAAATAAAAAACAAAATAAAGAACAAAATGATTCACATTGTATAAAAATGTATAATGAAGTACAAAGTTTGGTAAAAAATCAAATACCAGTTAATCCACCACCAATGTATAATACATGATAATAAACTTATAAATATGTATCAATTATCTATATTAAAAAAAATTGATTTAAATAATTATTAAGTAATTATCATTAATATATATTAATGATAAATGAAAATATGACTAGATTTAATTATTTATATGATCAAATAAATGAAACAATTAATTTTAATTATGATTTATTACCACAAAATACATATAATAATCAAATTATATATACTTGTAATTTATCTTTTATTATTAAATTAAAAGATATATCAATTAAATATTGTTATTTAAATCAAACAATCGATGAATTTATTAATTATTTATTAACACATAATTATCCACCTCCTGATTATCCATCAGCAGATCTGACAAAAGAATATACAAATGATGGTATTTTATTTACATATAATGATAATGAAATTATATTTGGTGAAAGTAATATTTATATTTCATGTGGTTATTCTGACGAATTAAGGAATGATATTTATATTGAAAATAAAAATGAAACTAGAACAAAAGTAACTGAAATTTTAAAAATTATTCAAAATTATTTAATTAAAAATGAAAAACCAGTATTTGTAAGTTGTGATGATTATTTTCAAAATACATATAAAAATATACCATAATTTAAATTAATCTATTAGATCTTATAAAAATTAATTATCCATATTGAAAAAACTAAGTTTTTTCAATCGTGGAACTATACTTTGTAATACACTCATAAAAATTGATTTAAATAATTATTAAGTAATTATTTAATATATATTAATGACTCGTTATCAGTTACTTATTAAATTTACAAATGGTCTTAATGAAGAGGCGCGTAAATATTATATATCAAAACAAAATAATCTTGAACCTGAAGATTCAGGATTTGATTTGATGACAAATCGAGATGAATATATTGATGATTCTTTAGTTAAATATATTGATTCTAATATTAATTGTGCAATGATTGATACAAAAACAAATAAATGTGTAGGATATTATTTATATCCACGATCATCTTTTTCTAAATATCCTCTTATTATGGCAAATCATATTGGTATTATTGATGCAGGATACCGTGGGAATATTAAAAGTGCTGTTAGATTATATCAAAATAATGATTTTACTTATGATCGTAAATATGAAACTGGATTTAAAATTAAAAAAGGTACTAGATTATTTCAATTATGTGCACCTGATTTATCACCATTTCTTATTAAGATTGTTGATGATCTACCAACATCATTAAGAGGATCTGGTGGTTTTGGTTCAACCGGACAATAAATAAAACTAAATTATTTATATTTAATCACATAATTTATTATTAAATCATTCGAATAAATGAAATATAATTGGTAAAAAATTAATAAACAACAAATCTTATTAACTTTATAAAATAAATTTTTGATTTATTTTATAAAAATAAAATTAATATAAATAATGCTACATAAAATAACTCAAATGACTAATGATAATTCAATTAAATTTAATACTTGGTTAGATATTACAAATAAAATTAAGATCCTTGAAAATCAACTTGAACCACTTCAAGAACAACAAAAAGCAATTTGTCCCAATATTATTAATAAAACTAGAATTATTTTATATTATAAATAATCTATTTAATTACATAAATTGAATAAATATTAGAATTAATATATTAAAAATCATTTAATAAATGAAATAGACTAATATAATTGGTATAAAAATAAACTTGATAAGGATATTATTTATTATATATTTGATACACAATACTCAACAAACCTTATTAACTTTATAAAATAAATATTTTATAAAAATTGATTTAAAAACTAATTGAAGATATTATGTATTAATATATAATGCCACGTAAAGCAACTCAAAAGACTAATGATAATTCATCCGAATTTAATACTTTTATGAAAGAATGGTTGGATATTACAAATAAAATTATTACCCTTGAAAATCAACTTGAACCACTTCGTGAACAACAAAAAGTAATTACCGCAAAAGGTTGTAATCTAATTGAAGGATTAGAAGAAACGGAATTAATGCCAACTAGTTTACAATCTGGTACAAAAGTAACACCTAAAAAACCAACACAACGTAAACCAAGAAGAACGAAAACACAAATTGAAGCAGATAAAAAAGCAGCAGATAAAAAGAAAGTAGAAGAAAAAGAAACTGTAAAAAAAACAGTAGATAAAAAGAAAGTAGAAGAAACTGTAAAAAAAATGAATGATTGTGAAAAGAAATTAAAAGTTAAAAGTAAAAAATTAGATCAAAATGTAATTGATGAAGATTCATCTAGTGAATCTTCATCATCATCAAGCAGTGATAGTGAACTTGATAGTTTAAGTAGTGATAGTGATAGTGATAGTGATAGTGATTAATTTATTTATTTTCTATTATAATATAATTCGCATGAACTATAATATGAATTATCATAAAATTATTAAAACAATAATTATAGGAAATGCAGATGTAGGTAAAAGTAGTCTATGTCATAAAATTATTAATAATGAAATCCCAATTGCATATTCATCTACAGTAGGGGTTGATTTTTTTGCAAAAATATATGAATTTAATGATTTTAAATTAAAATTACATATATGGGATACGGCAGGACAAGAAAAATTTAAAACATTAACAAAATCTTTTTTTAGGCAAGCTGAATTTGTTATTTTAATGTTTAATTATAATGATATTGAATCATTTAATAGTTTACAAGATTGGTTAAATCTTTTTAATAAATATTGTTGTGTAGATAAGCCCTATATAATAGTAATTGGTAATAAACTAGATTTAAAAAAAAATGTTGATTTTACAAATGTACAAGATTTTTGTATTAAAAATAATTTAAAATTATATAATACAAGTTTAAAAAAAAATAATTTTGAAATTATATTTTATGATATTATAAAATATAATTTTGCTCCAGACAATTTTAAATTAATATCATATGAAAATAATAATATTAATATTATGAATCAAAATAAAAAATGTTTTGGTTGTTGTTAAAAATAATTTATTTTTAATAACAATATTTTAACTACATTTAAAATATATAATAGTTATTTTATAAAAGAAGTTTTTTTAAATCTTTATAGGTACTAATAATTAAAGTTTTATTAAAACTATTTCCTTTAATCATAACAACACTATCTGTATTATTATCTCCTAATTTATGAACATGGATTTCGTATTTATCAGTATTAATTGTTTTAATTTTTATACCTAAATCATGTGATACAATATCTTGATCAATACGAACGCTGTTTTTTGATGAAATATAACCAGAAGAATCTTTATTAATTTTTGTAGTTTTTTTTAAATGATTATTATTTATATTAATTATACCTCGTGAAACTAAAGTAAAATTTGATCTTATAAGTAAATATGAATATCCTGTTTTAGCAGGTAAACCATTAATAATACTATGTGAATATGTCATCGTTGTATCTAAATTTATAATCCATCCTGGTGTTTTTTGATTATGTTCAATATAATCAATTGTTGATGCAAAACCAGATGGTCGATGTCCAATAATTTGAATAGTTTCAAATATTCGTTCTGTATTTGCAACAAAAAAGAATTCTTTTCTAACTAAATTGATATTTGCTTGAATAGGTGACATTATTTCTGTTACAGGATTATTATTACTTTTACACAGTTTTATATTATTAAATGGTGCTGAAATTGCCAATAAAAATAACATATTTACACTTGGTTCATCATCATTATATATTTCTTTTTCTAATAAATCTATACTGTTTTTATATATTGTATGTGCTTCATGAAAAAAAACTTTTAATGTTTCATCTTTACATATAATATCAGATGCATCTGTATTTTTATAAAAACCACCTGATTGTTTAATTGTGGTTTGATAATTATATATACCTTTTGTATGACACTCTTTAACAGCATTATAATATTTTTGAAGATCTGTACTTGGAATAATACCACCATGTGAAAACATTAATATTTTATTTTTATTAATAGCATATGCAGTAATAAATGCATTTTTTAACATTTTATACAAATAACCTCTAAATTGTCCAACTGTTGTATTATTTATTGGTTCATCTGGGATTAACATACTTCTATAAACAGCAAGTGTTAAAAATGCTTTATATTCATCAAGAAGTGATTTTTGTAATATTTTATCTGTAGTAGGAAGAATTTGCATTTCATGTAATTCTGTATAAATACATTCAATTGTATTTTGTGCACTCATTGTACCAGTATTTTCATTATCTTTATTATTATCAACACCAAAAATATTATAATATCTATTAAGAAATGAATCTTTTGTATCATAATTCCAATTTTTAGAATTTTCATTAGATTGAGAATTTATAAATTTCCAATATGGATACCAATTATTCATATTCTTAACTTTAAATTGTGGGTTTTCGTTGAAAAGTTTATTAAAAGTTGTATAACTTAAATCAATTTCTCCGTTATTAAACTTTTTAATAAGTTCAGAATCACCTTCCAATGTTGTCAGTGGTAAGACTTTAACTTTATTTATATCACGATTTCCAACAATTAATTTAATATTCTCACTATTATCAACAATTAACTTAATATTTCTAATATTATAAGATAATCTTGAAATATGCTGATCATTAATTTGTCCAACAAAAGTAGAATCTAAAATATCACCACATAAAATTAAACGTTGATTTTCATATGTAGATATTCCAGCAAGAGCAACAATATCTTCGCCTTCTGGATCAGATATAACACGAACAAAATTATTATTACTTGATGATTTTATAAATTGTGTTAAATCATTCATATATATATATATGATTTTTTAAATTAATTATTTTTATATTATTTTTATATTATTTTTATATTATTTTTAATTTTTATATAAAATAATGTAATGGGTAATCATAAAAGTACTATAAAACCAATGGATATAGAATGTCCCATATGTTTCGAAAAAACATATAATTTTATTTCATTATCATGTGGACATTGTTTTGATTATTATTGTATTCAAATGTCATCAATAAAATATATATTAAATAATTATAAACAATATTGTCCATACTGTAGAACTAGAATAAATAAAAAAGATTTAAGAAAAATTTTTAAAAAAATAGTATGTTTAAATATTAAACCAACTGATTTGAATGAATGGACGTATGAAAATACAAAAATAAAATTACATAAAATTAAAATAAAAAAAAGATTTAAAATAAATGTTGATGAATATACTAATTTTTTTTTACCATCATATAAAAAAAATAAAATTTTATTTTTAATTTCACCAAAAATATTAAATTTAAATAAAATTTTTATTGATAATTTAATGATATTTTCAAGACAATATAAAGATAAATATACAGAATATAATGAAGATTTACCAATATATAAATTAGCATTAGATGGTTTAATTGAAACAAAAGAATGGAATAAATATATGAAAAAAAATTTTAATATAAATATAAAATCTGATTTAAATTATCATTATAATTTTTCAAAATATAAAATTAGATTTTATATTAAAAATATAAAAAATATAACTACATATGATATTCAATATGGAGAAATGATTAAAGGATTAATATTAAAACCTAATAGAACATGTAAAATATTATTTAAAACATATTATATTTATCATAAAAATAATATATTTTTAGTGAATGAAATGTTTGCCATAATGTATGATTAAAAATTCTATAATTAAAAAAATTTATAATTTATAACAAGTTTGTTATTATTATGAATTTGTAATAATAATTGTGAATTTGAAAAAATATTATTATCTATTTTATTAACATTATTTTTTATTATAATTTCATTATTTGGATTATTAAAATCATATGCTTTAACTTCAATAAAATTAATTAATTGTATATTTTCATCATAATTAATTAAATTACCTTCTTTTTTCATTTTAACACGTCTTAATGTTAAATTATCACCATTAATTGTTTTAAATTTAATTTCAAATATATAAAAATTACTTTCATTGTTATTAATATTATATTGATAATTACAATACTCCATATTTATAATTTAGAATATTTTTTAAGTAATTATAAATTTAGTTGAATATATAACTTAATTGATTTATATATTATTTACATAGTTAAAGATACAATCATAATAATAGTACATGATAAAAATACCATCTGAAATATTTGAAAAAATAACCAGTTACTTAGAAGATGAAGATGAAGATATAATAAATTTATATAGTTTATATAACTATAGTACTAAACCAAAATTAAAAAAATGGTATACGTTAAAAGAAGCTAAATTATTAATAAATAATAATTATAAAGTAAAAATATTAATACAAGCACATGAATTACGAGAACTTAAAAAAATAATCAAAAGCAGTAATAATGTATATGGTATAATGTTTAAATTTAATCAAAATCAAAATAAATCTATTTATTTTTTAAAAAACACAAATATAAATATATTAGTATTAAATAAATATTTTAATCGAAAAATTCCTATTTTATCTAACTTAACACAATTAACATTTGGAGATAGTTTTAATCTACCAATTGATTCTTTAGTATATTTAACTAAATTACAGAAACTAAAATTAGGATGGTCTTTTAATCGACCTATTGATATTTTAGCAAATTTAATTAATTTACAAACATTAGAACTTGGATATAAGTTTAAACAACCTATTAATGTTTTATTATATTTAATAAATTTACAGGAATTAAAATTTAAATGTACTTTATTAGATAATTTAAATAATTTAGTGAATTTAAAAAATTTAAAAATATTAGAATTTAGTGAATATACTAATCAACCTATTGGATTTTTAATAAATTTAATTAATTTAAAAAAAATTAAATTTACTTTCTGTTTTAATCACCCCATTAATGATTTATCAAGTTTAATTAATTTACAAGTATTGGATCTTGGAAATCATTTTAGTTTTTCTATTAATGATACTTTACCATATTTAATTAATTTAAGAGAATTAAATTTAGGAAATAAGTTTAATTATTCTATTAATGCTTTATCAGGTTTAGTTCATTTACAAAAATTATTCTTAGGTAGTACTTTTAATCAACCTATTGATGCTTTAGCAAATTTAACTAATTTACAAGTATTAAAATTTGGAGTATATCCACCAAATATTGATGTAGTTGATCTTGATTATTTAAACTATTTAGCAATATCAGATAATATATCTCATTTTAATCAACCTATTAATGCTTTAACTAATTTAACCAATTTACAAATATTAGATTTTGGATATGCGAGTGAATTTAATCAACCTATTGATGTTTTAACAAAGTTAATTAATCTACAGATATTGAAATTTGGATATCTTGGTAAATTTAATCAACCTATTGATGCTTTAGTAAATTTAATTAATTTAAAAGAAGTAGAATTTGGATATAATTTTAATCAATCTATTAATGTATTAGTAAATTTAACTAATTTACAGTCACTTATATTTGGAAGAGAATTTAATCACCCTATTGATGCTTTGACAAATTTAATTAATTTACAAAAGTTAAAATTAGGATGTAAATTCAATCAACCAATTAATGCTTTAACACATTTAATTAATTTACAAACATTAGAACTTCTTGGATATAAGTTTAATCAACCAATTGATGCTTTAGCAAATTTAATTAATTTACAATCACTCCGTTTTGATAATAGATTCGATCAACCGATTGATGCTTTAGCAAATTTAATTAATTTACAGTTACTAGTATTTGGAAAAAATTTTAATCAACCTATTGATGCTTTAGCAAATTTAATTAATTTACAGTATGTATATTTGGATTCATATAATTTCAAATATCCCACTGATGTTTTAAAAAAATTACCGAAATTAATAAGTTATTAATAGGTTATTAATAATTGGGTGGAGTATATAACTTAATTGGTTTATATATATTTTTTTTAATATAACAATTACAAACAATATATTTTTTAATTATATTAAATTCAATATAAAATTTATCATTTTTTATTTTATTATTAATATTTTCATTTTCACATAAAATTTCATTATTTATTGTTAAATTAAATGATATTAAATCATTATATTTAATTTTATCTTTTATTAAAATTAATTTACAATACTTATCATCACTATGTTCAATAAATTGTTTTATTATATTATCTTTTAATATTACTTCTAATATGTATATATTTTTTTTATTATTTGGACCATAACAATCATAATCATAATCAACTATATAATCATCACACATAATTATCTATAATTAATTATATTTTTAATTTAAAAATAAAACTTTTATAATATTATATGACTAAAAAAATCGAAGACTTTTCTAAAGATGAATTAAAATTTGAAAATAAAGATGATTTTTCTTTATATTTAATAAAACCAAATATTATAAAACATAGAGAATGGCATACTGCGAATTATTTAGATGAATTAATTAATGATAGTTTTTGTTCAATTGTAAATAGTACACCACAAACATTTGGTCAAGATTTGGGAAAATATTTACAAGTTGATAAGTATGAAATGGTTGATGTTAAAGTTGTTACATTTCTTGAAGAACCAAATTATATTTATGAAATTATTTATATTGATTTATTTCCAGTTTATCAAACTGAAGATAATTTAAATGAATTTGCATTAATGTTACAAAATAGTGACCATAAAACAATTTATGGTAATGCATTGATTATGAAAACACATATATCATTAAATTCAAATTCAATGTTAATTGAAAAAATTACATCTAATGATATTAAATATATTTTAGAAACACGTGTTAATACTAAGGCAATTTTATATGATAATGGAGATTATATTGAACAAGTTATAATTGGATCAATGGAAGAATATGCACAACAATTTTTCGAAGAAGAAGATAGATTTAGAATTGAAAAATTAGAAATACCATTTTTAAAATATAATATAAATATATGGTTTACAAAATTTGAATATGGTGAAGAAGGCGTATGTGGTAATATTTTAAAAAATATTAGAATAAATAAATGTATTGTGTTTACATTAATTAATGATAATTATAGGGGTAATTTATCTATGGATGAATTTAATAAAATTAAATTTCTTTCAACTAAATTAGAACATTATGGTGTACCTGAAGAGTTTACAACCGATGAAAAAGATGAATTAGGAAGATATATTGTTAAAAATAAATATAAAGTTTTAGAAAGTATGTATAGAACATATAAAAATCATAATCAAAATGAACATTCTAAATAATAATTAAAAAATTATTATTTTATCAACTAAATTAATATGGATTTAAATAAACCACTATTATATAACCCTAAAGTTGATTTAAATGACTATCAATTTAAAAAAAATAATAAAATGCAATATTATGATGAACCATCACAAGAACAATATTATGAATCATCACAAGAACAATATTACGAACCACTCCAACAAGATCAATATCATGCAACTCAACAAGATCAATACTATGCACCACAACAAGATCAATATCATGCACCTCCAAGTAGAGATCAATATTATAAGCCTTCTGGAAAAAATTATTATGAACAATCACATAGAGAATATTTTAAACCTTCTTTAATATATAAAAAAAAATCTAAAAATAAAATTAAAAAAATTAAAAAAAATTATTTTTTAATAATTAAAAAATTATTAGTAATGAGTATATTATTTACAGTATTTACAAATGAAATTCCAACTACTTTTATATGCAAAAATATACCATATATATCAATTCATGATAAAATATATTGTAACCTTATAATGGGTATATTATATTCTATAGTTATTTTATTTATTTTATCATATATTTTATAAAAATTTAATTATATATTATTAATTTGTAAATATTAAATTTACTTTCTTTAACAATAGTTATTAATACCAAAATAAACAATAAACCTTATCGTGTTTACGAAAGAACTATACTTTGTAATATACTCGTAAAAATTGATATAAATATAAATATAATTATAAATATAATTATTAATATGAATATATATAATTTAGATAGTAGAAATTTAGAGATACTAAGTTCTATTCATAATATATACATACCAAAAAGAAAAAAAAATTTTCAAATTAAAAGTATTACTAATTATAATTCTTCTGAAAATAAAAAATTATTACAACCAATTATTGATACATCAATAAAAATATTAGATAAATTTAATAAAATAAAATATGATAAAGATAAATATTTTATTGAATTTCAACAAAGAAATTGTAGTTATGAAAAATTCACACACCCATTTATATGGCATAAAGATGACTATAGTACAATTCCATGGAAAACATATACAATTGTTTTTTATATTAGGAAAGATATTACTGTTAAAAATGGTAATTTTAAATATATTATTAATCATAAAGATTATATTCAAAATATAAATACTGGTGATGTTTTATGTTTTGATGGTAATATTTTACATAAACCACAAGATAGTTATGGATTTGGTTGTAGAGATACAATTGTTATTTTTTTAAAAAAATTGATTTAATAAAAAAAATATGAGTAAAATCATGTTTATGAAAGAATTTTTATGAGTATAATATATTCATAAAAATTGATATAAATATTTATTAACTTAATAAATATTTATATATAATGCTTATCTCTATTGAAGGAAATATTGGATCTGGTAAATCAACTATTATTAACTATTTAAAATCACTAAATATTGATAATATTATTTTTGTAGATGAACCAGTAAATGAATGGATTAATATTAAAATTAATAATAAAAATGCATTAGAACTATTTTATGAAGATCAGCAAAATAATTCATTTTGGTTTCAAATTTTAGCATATATTACAAGACTTAAAAGTTTATTAAAAACAATTAAAAATAATAAAGATAAAATTATTATTTGTGAACGATCAATTTATACAGATAAATATGTTTTTGCGAAAATGTTATATGAAATGGGTTATTTAAATGATATGGAATGGATTACATATAATTATTGGTTTGATACTTTCAAAGAAGAAACAAAATTAGATTTAATTTTATATATTAACACAGATGCTGAAGAATCATATAAAAGAATTAATATTAGGAACAGAAGTGCAGAAATTAATACTATTTCATTAGAATATTTACAAAAATGTCATGAAAAACATCAAATTTGGTTAAATGATTCAACTACAGAAATTATAGAAATTGATGGCCATCAAAATATTGAAAATATTAAGAAACTTGTTAATAATTTTTTATTAAAAATATCAATTTTTAAAAATTGATAGACTAGTTAAAAATTTTTAAAAAATGATATTTATATTAAAAAATTGAATAATAATATTTATAAAATATTATTTTTATAATTAATGTCAATACTTGAAAATGATATATCTATTAAAATAAAACATATTACAAATTTTGAACAAGTTTTAAATTTTGGAAAAGAACAATTAATTAAATTTAAAAATAACAATGATTTTATATATTCTGGTAATAATTTAACAGGTATTGAAGGATGTTTAAAATATGAAATTGATAATATGATTGAAATTAATAATTATATTTATACAACATATAGTAGTCAACATAATAATTTATATTATACACCATATTCAATTTGTGGAAATGCATCAAAAACATTTTTAGAAAAAATTATTCCACAATTAGATGAAAAAGGTTATATGTATATATTACATACACCAGATTATATTAAAAAAAAAATATATTATAATACAATTAAATATTCATTTAATTTATTATATAAAAATATTAATCATTCTGGTTTAAATTCAATAGTTTTAAGTGAAGAAACTTTTGAAGATAGTATTGATAAAGAAAAAATGAAAAATAGAATTCAAAATGGAAAATGGTATAAAACAAAATTAAAAGATTATATTAAAAAAATACCATTTCATTATAATATTGCAAATTTAAGATCAGTTATTATTTCAGATGAATATGAAAAAAATAAATATGTTTATGTTAAATTATTACAATTATTTTGTCTATATTTACCTGAATTAGAAGATAATCATGAATTTAATAAAGATGATAAAAAATATAGATATGAAATAGATGATACTTTTACAGAATTAAAAGATGATACAATTTCAGAAATTTTTATTGAAGATCCAAATATGTATAATACAGACTTATATAAAGAACTAATTAAAATATGTAAATCAATTGAATAAATTAATTAAAAATTTAAAATTGGATGTCTTAATGTAACATAATCTACTTGATATTCAGGAATATTTAATTTATTACTATAATTTGTATATAAAAATTGTTTTAATCTTTTTCCTGAATTTATTGGTCCATAATTATTAATTATATATTTCCGTGGTTCATAATTATTTATATTTTTCATTAATTTTGTAACTGATTTTTGTATATCATTTTCATCTGTAAAAAATTCACCTGTTTCAGATGTAACATATTTCCATCCACCTATAATATTTTGATTTACTAAACAAGGTAAATCAATAGATAAACATTCTGTTAAAACACGGGGAGATGCATCAACCTCATTTGGTAAAAATACAAATTTTGCTTGATCATATAATTTTAACATTTCACTATAGTTAATCCATCCTGTTGTATCACAATTTGATGGAACATTACAACCTTTTCTTCCAATAAGTAAACCTTTTAACCCCATATCACTAAATATTTTAACACATTTTTTACCAAGTGACCAATTTTTATTATAACTAACCCAATCATCACATGTTGATGTTTCTTTTACTTTAGGACAACTATAAATATAATCATATTTTTTATTTATTCTTTCTGTTCTCAATGATAATGGTTTTGCTCTTTTATAATTAACGAAATCAGATTCACTTATTAATGTTTTTGGTTTATTTGTTGGTAAAAATTTAAGTAAATCTTCATTTTTAAAACAATGTAACCATCCATCACATATATCTAAATACATATCAAAATAATATATATTTCCATTATTATTATAATTTTTAATATCAATATAATTATCTTTTGGATTACTTGGTATATATGGAAATTCCATATAACTTGTTATTCCTAAATATATTTTATTTGGTTTATTAACAAGATATTGTTTATATGCTTTCAATCCACCAAATGGTTTACTAATTAATGTTACATTTAATTTTTCTCCTTTATCTGTATATAAATTAACAAATATTGAATTTTTTTCAATTTCATCTAAATCTGTAATACCATTAAAACATTCATTATTATATTTATATGATGTTATCAAGTAAAATAAAATAATTATAATAAGTACCATATATATTTTATTCATATATAATATATTAGAATAAAATAGTTTATAAATTAAATCTATTGTTTAATATATGGAAACAACAATATATAATATTGATTCAAAAGATCGAAATACTGAATCATTCCCAAATAGTCATCTTTTTACTTATAATAAAGTTGATACTTCAATTGATGGTGTTATTCGAATTGAACCATTTAATAAAAAAAATGTAATTGAAATAAATATTGATAGTATACAAATACCAAATACTTTTTATTTTATTAATAATATAAAAGGTAATAATATGATTACTATAGGTGGAACCGATTATACTATTCCGAATGGATCATATACAAAAGATGAATTAATGACAGTATTAACTACAATTGCAGGTATTACATTAGCAACATATTCAAGTACAACATCAAAAGTTACTTTGACTACATCTACATTCTTTATATTTACTGCAATTAATGATTATCAAAGTCTTGGTGAAATATTAGGATATGAAAATAATATTTCTTATACTTCTAATACAATTGCAACAAATGCATTAACATTACCACAAGAATCATATGTTTTTTTAAATATAAATGATTTTGGTAATATTATTCATAAAGAACAAAGATATGTTGCAAAACTTATTCCAAATAATACATCCCGATTTGATGATATTAATCAAGAAACTGTTTATAAAACATTATCAACAAGAATTATTTTTGATCAACCAAAAGATATTAAAGAGTTAAAAATTAGTTTAAGAGATAATACAGGAAATTTAGCAAGTATTAATAATGTTAATTTTTCTTTTAATCTTGAAGTAAAAACAATTAGTAATAGTATATTAAAACAATATAAAGAAATGAAATTTTATAATCATGAAACAATGGATCGTATATTATCAGCCCGTATGTTAGAATATTATAATAAACAAGTTGATAATAAAAATCATACATTAACACAAAATTATAGTAATAATATGCAACATAACTATAATAATATTGAATTACAACCATTTGGTAATAGAAATAATTATAATTATTCAGAAATTATAAGATCATAAAATAGATTAAACTTTCAATAAAAACTAACTTTTGAAGATATAATTACAAAATAAAAATTAATTAAAATAGAATACTTGTAAAAATTGATTATTATTTTATTTAAAAATAGTTTTATATTATTAATGTTGTCCATCGTTTCAAAAATTGTACATATTAATAACAATAATCATTCTATAATTAATTTTAAACCTCCAATAAAATATTTAACATTTGATAACAAAGCTATATGTTTTACAAATTGTAATAATTCATTTTTAACAGGATATTTCCCCAAAGTAGAAACATTATTCATTAATAATTGTAATAAAAATTTTGTATATTATAATTTAAATCCAATTTTATTTCCTAATGTAACTACTATTTTTTGTAATTCATATCCGGATGAGTTGTACTTATTTTGTCATCATGCAATGTTTAATAAGAGAAGTTTTATAAAACAAGAATATTATTTAAATTATTATAATAATTTAAATATATTAATAACTGAAGATATGTTTGATCAATGTTTTATTAAATGGTATATCAATAATAATATACCATATATTAAAAAAATAAGTAAAGATTATATGGTTAAACAATTAGAATTATATAAAGAAGAAAAAATAATTATGAATGATTAATAATATATATAATAACTTTAAAAAATTATTAATATATTATTATAATGTGTTATCATAATAAAAATAGTCCATGGTATAATATAGGACTAAAATATGGTTTTCCAAATATTTATTGGTCAGAACAAGTAACAGATTATATTATAGCAACTCCATTTAATACTATTTCTAATTTATTTTATATTATATCAGGAATATTATGTTTAGATAATTATATATATGGTTCATCGGTTATAATACTTGGAATATGTTCTGGTTTATATCATTGTTCAGTTATATATCCTTGTCAATTAATGGATATCAGTTCAATGACATTGGTATTCAGTGTAATGACAAGTCAAAATTTAAATTTTGATATTTATTATACAATGTTAATGATTTTATTTTATCAAATTTTTTTATTTTGTGTTATTAAATTTAATTTACCTTGTCAGTATAAATCAATTATAAATATTGGCGGTGTTATTATAACAACAAAAGAATTTAATTTAAATATGATTATAACATTATTTTTTTTTGGAATTGGATTATATAATTCTTATATTGATTTACGATATAAATATAAATATGGTCATACATTTTGGCATTTATTTACTGCATTAGCATTATATACTTGGAATCAATCAAATATAATTATTAATAATAAATTAACATTTGAAAGTATATAATTTAAATATAATATTATTGTTATTTAATAATCTTTTTACAACTATTTCATATTTTAATAAAAATCTATAATATTATAATGGAAAATTTTTTTTTATTATTTGGAAGTTTAATATTTGGATTTGGATTATATTTAAAAAATGAAAAAACTAAAAATCATTCACAAAAAATAACATCAAAAGTTGCAAAACAACTTATTAATTGTGGTGCAATCGTTTTAGATGTACGTACAATTAACGAATTAAAAATAGGATATTATGGTAATTCAATACATATTCCTCTTAATCAAATAACTAAAGAAACATTATTATCTATAAAAAAAACTGATATAATTATAATATATTGTAATTCTGGAACAAGAGCAAGAAAAGCAGGATTACTATTAATAAAATATGGTTATAAAAATGTTTATTATATTACTGAATCTTATTTATCTTTGAAATAAATAAAAATTTAAATACTTAATTCAATTAAAAATATCAAAATAATAATATTTCTATATAAATTTATTTAGTTAATTTATATATAAATATTTCCATTAATATTATATTAATGGAAATATTTATAAATAAAAATAATATTGAACAATGTTATAATTTTTATAAAAATAATTATATTGATTTAACAAAAAAAACAATATTTAATTGTATTACAGATTTTGATTATCAATTATATAATATTCATAAAGGTGGAAAATATATTTATATTAATGATATTAATCATTTTAAATATATTAATAATGATACTTTTTATATTTGTGAATATAATGATATTTATAATGAAATAAAAAAACACACAAATAATATTATTTATTTAAATTCAATTAATATAATTCAAAATAAAATAGTTTATTTAATTGTGGTAAAACAAAATACAGAAAGATTTAAATTATTATTAGAATATTTAGATAATTTTAATTATAATTATTATATTTTAATTGGAGATGATGAATATAATAAAAATACAGTTATGAATAACTATTTAATAGTTAATGTTAAAGATATTTATGAAAATTTACCGAAAAAAGTGTATGAAGGTATTAAATATATTTATTATAATACAGATTATACACATATTTATAAAGTTGATGATGATTTTTTTAAATATAACTTAAATGAAAATATTTATGAAGATTATTATGGTAATTATATTGTAACAAAATTAACTAATAATTATCATTTTGGCAAATGTAATAATCCAGAACTTAATACTAAACATTATACAGGTAAATTTTATTATAAATATGCAGCTGGTGGATATGGATATATTATTTCACGAAAAGCAATGTTTTTTATTATTAATAATAAAAATTATATTTATAATGAAATATATGAAGATAAAGCGATAGGAGATATTTTATATAATAATAATATTTTAATTAATAATAATCATTATGAGCATTTAAATTATAAAGAAATGAAAATAAATAAGAAATGTGCTGTAATTTTATTTCATAAAAATTTAAAAAAAATTTATAAATGGAGATGGATTAATAAATGTATTAAAACTATTCTTAATCAAACTTATCAAAATTTTGATATTTTAGAAATTAACTATGGTGGGGATACATATAGTATTATGAGTGAATTTGAACATAATAAAAATATTTATTTTTATAGTAAAAATTATAAAACACATACTGAAGCTATGACATTTTTATTAAATGAGGGTTTTTATAAATATAATTATGATATTATTTTTAATACAAATTTAGATGATTATTATAGTTTAAATCGTTTTTGTGAACAAATTAAATGTATTAATGATGGATATATATTATGTTCTAGTTTTATGAAATATATTACTGAAAAAGATAATGATGATATTATTACAATAGAATGGGATGAAAAAAGATATGGTTTTTATGGAAATGATAATTATATTAATATTAACCAAATAAAAGATCAATTAAAAAATGATCATAATGTTATAAATCATTCTTGTATTTGTTTTACTAAAGATTTCTGGAATAGTTATGATTGTAATAATAATTTATTAAGATATCGTGATGATAAACCATTCGAAGACTTATCTTTATGGCAACGTGCAGTTAATAATCATAGTAATATTACTATTATTAATAATTATCATATTTTTTATAGATTACATGAAAATCAAATTGGTGAACAAAATAAAAAAACTACAAAAGATACAAATGTTGATGGTGGTTTTAAATTAGAACCAAGTAAAGATAAAAGTATCATTGGTATATTTTTAGTGGCAACTGGGAAATATATATATTATATAGAACAATTAATTAAAAGTATTGAAGAATTATTTTTAACTGATTATAAAAAATGTTATATTATAAGTACTGATAATGTTAAATATGTTCAAGATATTTGTAATAAATATAAAATTAAAAATTTAATAAGATTTATTTATAAAAAAGGTTTTCCATTAGATACATTGTATAGATATAAATATATATTAGAACATGATGTAAATATTGAACTACATTGTGATTTTATTTATTATTTAGATGTTGATATGAGAATTATTGAAAATATTGGTATTGAAATATTACCAACTAAAGAACAACCTTTAATTGGTACTTATCATCCTGGTTTTTATTATAGTAAAAATAAAAATGGTGATGTTGAAAATAATATAAATAGTACTGCTTTTATTAATAATAAAGAGTTTATAAATAAGTATATTGCAGGTGGTTTTAATGGTGGTTATACTCGTGAGTTTCTAAATATGGCACGAAATATTCAATATAATATTGATATTGATAAATGTAAAGATTTAATGGCTGTATGGCATGATGAGTCTCAATTAAATAGATATATGATAACTAATCATAATAAATTTAAATTTTTAACACCTGATTATTGTTATCCTGAAAATTATTATCAAAATATACCAGGTAATGCTAAAATATTAGCATTAGATAAAGATCATCATACAGTTCGTAATATAAATAATAAAAAAATAATTTTAGTAAATGCAGTGGGTGGATTAGGTAATTTATTATTTCAATTCTTTTATGCTTATAGTATTGCTCTCAGATATAATCTTGAAGTTGTTGTTAATATTGATCAAAATGATGAAAGTAGAGAAAGTATTTATTTTTATTATCTTTTTGATAATATTATGCGAGTTAAAAATATTAAAGATTTTTATATTATTAAAGAATCATCTAAAAATTATTCAAATTTAATAAATAATATACCATTAAATAAAAATATTTTTTTAACAGGTTATTTTCAATCAACATTATATTTTAAAGATAATTTTAATAGAATTAAAAAAAATTTTAATTGTAGTATTTTAAATATAGCAAAAAATATATTTAATAAATGGAATAATAATAAAAATATTATTGGTCTTCATATTAGAGGTGGTGACTATATACAAAAAAAAAATTATCATTTATTATTAAATCAGGATTATTATGATAAATGTTTATCATATTGTGATTTAAATGATACTGAAATAGTATTATTTACAGATGATTATAAATATGCTAAAAATAAATATAATTATAATATTTATATTAAAGATATTATTAATAAATATATTGAACCAGAATATGAATATATGAAAAATCATCCAGAATTAGAGTTTTTTTTATTAAGTTTATGTAATATTATTATATGTGCTAATTCTACATTTTCATTATGGGCTAGTTATTTTAGTAATGCAAATAAAGTTTTTATTCCTAAACAATGGTTTGGACCTGATGGACCACCTGATTTTACAACAGATGAATTTAAATTAAATACTAATTATATTATAATATAAAATAATTAAATTTCGTTGAATATATTAAATAATATAGTAAATTAGTCTAGGTGATCAAAACTAGTTTTGGTAAGATACCATAACTAACTAACAAACCTTATTAATTTTATTTTATAAAAATTGAATAAATAATATTAATAATACAATATTATTAATATTATGTCAATTCAACAATTAAATGAACTTTCAATTCATGTAAAATGTGTAAAAGGTAAATATTTAAATACAAATATTAATCATTTCGAACATTTAAATTCTTGGAATAATTATAAAGAACATCCATTTTACGAAGCACCTTTTTTAACTAATCCTAAACCAATATGGGCTGATAATGACTCAGATCTAGTTAAAATTGATTTTAAAGAAAGATTTAAAAATACAAATTTCTATAATTTTGATTTTGATGTTAATAATAGACCACTTAATCCAATTGGTCCTACAGGAATTAGTGGTCGTGGTGTTCTAGGTAAATGGGGTCCTAATACAGCAGCTGATCCATTAGTTACACGATTTAAAAGAGATATAAATAATAATATTATTCTCGATGATAACAATAATAAAATTTTACAATTTGTTGCAATTAGAAGAAAAGATAATAATCAATTAGCTTTACCTGGTGGAATGGTTGATCCTGGTGAATCATTATCAATTACAGCAAAACGTGAATTTGGTGAAGAAGCATTAAATACACTTGAAATGAAAAATGAGAAAAAAAAACACACAAAAGAACTTTTAGAAAAGTTTTTTTGTCAGGAAGTTTGTATTTATGAAGGATATGTTGATGATCCAAGAAATACGAATAATGCATGGATGGTTACAAAATGTTTTTTATGGCATGATTATACAGGGAATGTTATGAATCATTTTAAATTAAATGCTGGTGATGATGCAGGTGAAGTTATGTGGATTGATTATTCACCTGGTATAGAATTAGATATGTTTGCCAGTCATTTTGATTGGGTACAACAAGCATACAAGGTTATAACTTTTCAAAAAGAATCATAAGATATAAAGTATGATTAGAATTTATGACTTTTTAATTTTGTTTATTAAATAATTATAGTATATAGAATCGTTATAATAATTAAATATTTTAAAAAATTCGTTATTTATTATTATAAAATTATATTAATACTTAATGTCAGGAATTGAAAAATATAAAAATTATTTAGATAAAGCAATGAGTTATTATTATGATGATTTAACATTTTTAAAATATTTTCAAAAAATTCCAAAAAGTAGATACTATACTTTCAAATATGCTTTAATGCATTTAAAAATATATAATAAAAAAAATATTTTAGAATTAGGAACAAGTCGTAGTTATGTTGATGGTCGTTTTGAAGGATGTAATATAGATGATATAAAATATTGGGAACCAAATAATCCTGAAAAATGGGATTGGTCAGCAGGATTATTTACACGTATATTTTCTGAACATTTAGATGGAACAATGTTTTTTTTAGATACAGTTGATAATAATAGTAATCATTTAAAACGATGTAAAACAATTTTAGGAAAAAAATATTCGAAAAATGTAAATTTCATTCATTCAAAATCAGAGGATTATTTAAAAACAACTGACAGAAAATATGATATTATTTATTTAGATACAGGAGATATGACACCAGTTGAAGAAACAGCATTATTACAATTAACAGAAGCATATCAAATTATTGATCGTAATTTATTAAATAAAAATGGATTAATTATAATTGATGATGTAAGAAATCCCACACCCAAAAATGTAGGAGAACAAAGTAATTATGGTAAAGCGAAATATAGTATTCCATATTTATTAAAACAAGATTTTGAAATTGTAATGGATGAATATCAAGTTATTATGAAAAAAAAAAAAATTTAATAATATTAAAAGAATCATCGTCCGGTCCATATTTTAATAAAAGGTAAATGATTTAGTTTATTATTTTGATATTGTTCAAATGTTAAACCCCAAGGACAATATTCTAAAATATCTTTAAAGAATACATTAACGTGTGTTTCTTTTTGACAATAAATAGCAAATATACGTTCCATACATTGTCTATCAATTCTTTTATTAATTTTATTTAAATAACTAAAAATATTATATTTTTCATTTAATATTTTTAGAAAATCATAACTTATAATTGACATTAAACCAAAACATCCAAACCATTCTTTTGAATTATAATATTGAATATATTTATCATCTAATAATTTTATAGTTTCTTCACGATGCGCATATTTAACTTTCTCATCAAATGACCATAAAAATGTAATATCATTTGTTTTTGAAAAATCAAAATATTTATTAATAAAAACACTATCATGAATTATAATAGCTTTATCAAATGGTTTTAGTTTATGAAAATAATAATATGCTAATAATTCTCCACATTGTGAATATTCACTATCAATAATATTACAGTTTATTAATTCTATATCTGTTATATATTCTTTATTACTATTATCATCAATTATTATAATTTTATTATTATAATATTTTCTAATATTTTTATAACAATTAAGCCAGTATTGATTAGTAATATTATCATTGACATGTCTAATTATAATAAATCCAATTGTATAATTTTTACGTGTATCACTATCATTTGTATTATTTGGATAAAATAAAAATTCTTGACTAAAATTAGATTTATTTTTTATTATTTTATTTTGATCTGGATAAATTGATAATACTTTAATTTCATTTTTAAAATATAATTTATATAAATTTTTAATTATTTCCATTGTATCTAAAGGAAAATTAACAAATTTACATTTATTTTTGTAAATTGAATAAAAATTTAGCATTTTATATGCTCCACTAATTGATAATATATAAGAATGTAAACCTCTACCGGGATGTATTGGTTCATATATATAATCATTAATTTGATTCCCATTATAAAAATTTTTATACATTAAATTATTTCTACCTAAATATAATATATCAAAATTAATATGTTTTAATGATTCCATAATTTTATTAAAATTTTTATTATAATAATTATCATTAATTATTACATCATCTTCTAAAATTATACAATATTTATAATTACTTTCAATAAATTTATTCCATGTTTTAATATGTGAAAAAATACAACCTAATTGTCCTGTTGATAGTTTATAATCTTTATTAATATATTTTTTTGTAATTAAATCATTATAATCTAAATCTTTATAATTTATTGCGTCAATTCTTTTATAATTAAAATTATTAAAATATTTATTTAATATTATTTTAATTTTTTTATTTCTATCTATCCGATGTTTTAAGTTTATATAATATATTATTGTATCATTCATTATAATATGTTTGTTAATTTTAATTTTATGGGCGAATATTTATTAGAACCAATTATTAATAATAATTTAAAAATATATGTAAATAATTTCCCAGATAATTTAAAAAAGAATAATAATTATAAATATATTTTTATTCAAATAGAAAGTTCAATGATTATTGATAAGTTTTTAATAAAAATAATAAATAATCCAGAATTATTTGATTATATTTTAACATGGGATAAAAGAGTATTAAAATTAAATAATGCTATTAAATTTTTACCATTATTAAAATATTCTTGGATTAAATTTCCAAAAGAAGCAGGTATTAATCCATATCTCAAATATCATTATAATTGTAATTTAAATGAAGAATATAATAATAAAAATTTTAATATATCAATGTTATGTAGTGATAAAAATTGGTGTCCTGGTCATAAAGTTAGACATGAAATATGGAATAATCAATTAGAAATAAATATTCCACGTAAATTTTATAAACCATGTATAACAAAAATATTAAAAATATTTGATGATAATATTATAATTTCATCTAAAAGAGATAAAACAGAAATGTTTGATAGTATGTTCCATATTTGTATTGAAAATAATAATGCAAAAGATTATTTTACTGAAAAAATAATTGATTGTATTATTTCAAAAACAGTTCCAGTTTATTATGGTTGTCCAAATATAGGTGAATATTTTGATTTAAATGGAATTATTATAATTAATAAAAATAATTATATTGATATAATAAATAACTTAACAGAAGAAACTTATTATAAAATGTTACCATATATTAAGAAAAATTATAATACTTGGTTAAAAATGAAAAGTTTTGAAAATAAATTCAAACAATTTCTTAATCATAATTTAAAATCATAATATTATAATTGTATATAAAACTATATTATATTTAAATATTTATAATCTTATATGTCTTAATTCATTTATTGTCATATGACTTTTATATTGTGATACAAAATTATTATAATGTTGTCGCCATTGATTTGTTTCTTTTATTATATTTTGATTATATACAATTTGTGCATGTTTAATTAATTGAGCATTTATTTTTTTATTACTATGATTAGTCATATATGATATATTTTCTAATTGTAGTGCTCTTAATGGATATAAACCATAACAATTTAAACTATTTTGAATAACATTACATAAAAACATATCAATAAATTTATTTGTTCGTGCCATTCTTAAAAAATATGGAAAACATTTTTTATTCATAATATAACAATGTGTACTTCGTCCCGATTTTAATTTAATTAAATCATTACTTATTTTAAATGATTTATGATCAATATCAAACCATCCTGGATAAATCATACCCCAATTCTCAGGTATTTTTGTATTTAAAATAAAAGGAAATTCTAATAATTCTGCATCATCTTCCAAAACCATAATATTATTATATTTATTATTATAAGCATCTTCAATTATTAAAATATGACTTTCACGACAACCAATATATGGTTCTTTTTTATTTTCAATCGCATTAATCCATTTAACTTTATATATTAGATTAAATTTATTTAAAATATTTAATATAATATTTTTTCTATTATTTTCACCATTTATATGAATAATATAAATTTTATCAACGTATATATCTTGTAAACCTTCAATTACTTTTATTTTTTCAATAATATATTTTTTATTAGAATCTATTATATTTAAATTAACAGAAAACCATCTTTTACCCAAAGGATTACGTTCTGTAATTAAATCAGATGGTTTATATATTCCTGTTAAATTAAAGTCATATTTATCTATATTTAAATTTAATTGTGATAATATATATTTAATATAATTTGTTTTATATTGATATAAACTTTCATAAGAAACATAAATTATATCTTTAATTCTGCCTGGATATGTTTTATATATTTTATTAATTTCATTATTAATAATATTAATAGCATCACTTGCAATATCATCATAAATACTTATTTTATTAACATGAAAATTTGAATAATTTACACAACTACTATCACGACTAACTATAATTATTTTTTCATATTGATTAATTATATGTGCGAAATGTGGCATATTTGAACCAATATGTCCAATATGTCCTGTATCTGGATGTTTATCAAGTATTGAAACAAATAAACGTGTACAACTATGTTGAGGACCAATAACTAATCCATAATACATTTATAATAAATTTTATATATTTTTTTTAATAAATATACGTATTTATTAATATTATTATCTCTAATTCTATAAAAAATAATATTATCATTATCAATATTATCATAATTTTTTATATTTTCTTGATAAAATATATTTGGAATAATTATGGGATTGTAATTTAATTTTAATGCAATTTTTCCAATTGTCTGATCATCTATAAAGTTATATTTAAATTTACATAAACTCTCATTTTTTATTAAATTAAAAACAAATTTTTTAGACATTAATAATGTTGCTCCATGTGGACAATCTTTAGTGGCATAAGGTGTACCACATCCAATATCTAAATGATTTTTAAATATTTTCTCTATTTTATTTAAATTTATAAAAGTACTTAAATTTGTTCTAATAAAATAATCATATTGAAAATATAATAGTTCTAATGCTTTTATTGTTTTATTAAATATACCTGGTTTATAAGATTCATTTCCTTTTATTTTAATAGTATTTTTATTTATTATAAAATTTGTTGTTAAATTATTATCATATTCGATAAAATAACAGTTGTCAGTCATATATTGTTTCCATATATTTTTTAATTTCGGATACATAATTTCTCTATTCTTTTCATTATTATTTAATGTTGAAGATATAATCAAAATACATATTTTCATTATAATAAACTATACAAATTTTATATTTTAAAATGAGTTAAAACATTTTTCCCATAAATGAATCATTTTATTTTTATGTTCTAATCCAAATTCTTTTAATAACAATTTTCGTTTTTCAAAATTTGTTGTATATAATTTGATTTTTAAGTCTTCCCAACTATTAAAATATATAATAATATTTTTATTTTCTTCACAATACCATTCCGATAATTTTAATACTTCTGGTCTAAACGGTGGTGACCAAAAAAAATTTTTATCTTTTATTAAATTAAATAAAAAATCTTTACTTGGTATTAAATATTGTATTCCACATTGAATACCTTCAAATAAAGAATAGTTTGACCAAGCATATGGAATATGAACAACACATTTGAATTCTGCTAAATCTAATGGACCATAAAAACGACCACTATATACTGATATATTTAATTCTTTTAATTTTTCTGCTAAATTCATCATTATATTATCATTGTGATATGGTCCAACTAATACAATATTATTTTTATTTTCTAATTTTGTTCTATTATTACTATTATATACATCACTTATATTTCCAATTGGTTTTATTATATCAGTTCCAATATCAATATTTCTTATATGTTTACAATAATAATTTTCAAATGGTGTATAACCTATAATTCTTACATTTTTCTGTGTTGTTGCTTTTTTAAATAATTCATAATAATTATCATCTGGAAAATTACAGTCATTTGTTGCCTGATCTGCATAATCAAAACGATTATTTATCCAAATTATTAATGGTTTTGTCCAACCATTTTGTAAAAATATACGACTAATCGGAGCGGTATCAGATGTTATAACCAAATCAAATTTATTAAAATAATTACAATGTTTATTCCAATATCTTTCTGCTCTATCATATCCAATATTATATTTACCTTTTGTTCCATCATTAAATGATAAAAATGATAATTGATGACCTAATTTTTCTATAATATAAGTTATCTCATTATGACAACCCATATGAAAACTTATATGTAATATTCTCATTATAAATATATAAAATAAAACATTATAAATCAAAACGTACTATAATTTTTATATTAAATATAATAATTTATAGTATTTAATTAAGATTATTAAAATATTAAACAAGATATTATAATATATCTTTATATTTTAATTTTATAAAACAAATTAATTTTATTAACTTTTATTTATATCTTTATAAATACTACCATTATCTAAAATAATTATTTTTAATCTATTTTTACATATAAATTTATTTTTATCTTGAAATATTATATTTCCTTTATAAAAATACTTATATGTCCAATTTATTGATTCAGAAGATCTATAAAACCATGGACAACCAAAATAAGGAGATCCTTTAATATAATAAGGTTTTTGTGGTTTTGATTCTATTATATTATCAATTTTATATAATGTTGAAAAAAATATTTGTTTCTTTTTAATTTTATAATTATATTTATTAACTATATAAAATCCATTTTCATTAATTAATGGTAGTAATACTGGTGGTGTATTACATTGAAAATTACGTAAATTTTTTTTAATTTGTTTATCTTGTTTCATAATATTATATTAATATAATATAAGTTTATATAAAAAAATAATATGTTTTAACTTAATGGTAAATCAATATAATATTATTGTTTTATGGGGACATAAACTCCATTCTCATACTCATAGTTATATTCATTATGCTTTTTATAAAACATTTAATTTTTTAGGTTATAAATGTTTATGGTTAGATAATAATGACAATATTGATAATTATAATTTAAGTAATGCTTTATTTATAACTGAAGGACAAGTTGATCAAAATATTCCAATTAGAAGTGATGGAACTTATTTATTACATAATTGTAATGGTTCAAGATATATTAATGTTAAAAATAAATATAATATACAAACAATTACACAAACAAGTTTGAATACTTATAAACATACAAAATTAACTGATTATGCATATTATTGCGGTGATTGTTTTACTTTATGTTGGGCAACAGAATTATTACCAGATGAAATTACAATTAATATAGAAAAAGTTAAAAATAATGAAATTAATAGTAATAGTCATTTTTTAAATTTTATAGGAATGCCAACTCTTCCATGGGATAATGTTAAATTATGGTGTGATAAAAATAAGATTACTTATAAACAATATGGTGGATTTTCAAATAATGTATCAATGAATAAAAATGTTAAATTAATTCAAAATAGTATTATTGCTCCCGCAATTCAGGAACAATGGCAAGTAGATAATGGTTATATACCTTGTCGTATTTTTAAAAATATAAGTTATGGGAAATTAGGTATTACAAATAATAAATTTGTTTATGATATTTTTAAAAATGATAATATCCAATTAATTTATGATGATAATACTTTTAATTTATTAGATAAAGCAATTAATAATAATAATAATAAAGAATTATTAATTAAACAAATGGAATATGTAAGAGATAATCATACTTTTATTAATCGTATTTATTCACTTTTTGAATTTTTAGAAATAATGAATAATAAATAAAATTAATTGTCCAGATTGAAATAAAATTTTCTATCTCTAAAATAAAAATTGATAAGAATGTTGATTATTGTAAGAAATAATATATAGATAAATAATATTTATCTATATAAAAAAACATAATTAATAATATTTAATGTCAGATAATATAAAAATTGCATTTATAACAGGTATAACTGGACAAGATGGTTCATATCTAGCTGAACTATTATTAAAAAAAAAATATAAAGTATATGGAATAATACGTAGAACAAGTTTATTTAACACAACACGAATTGATCATATACGTAATAAAATTATTCTCAAATATGGTGATTTAACAGATAGTTCAGGTTTAATTAATTTTATAAATGAAATTTTACAAACTAATAGTAATTTTGAACAATTTGAAATATATAATTTAGCAGCACAAAGCCATGTTGCAATTTCATTTGAAATACCAGAATATACAACAATTGTAGATGGTGTAAGTGTTATGAGAATTTTAGAAATTATCAAATCATTACCATTACATTTACAAAATAAAATAAAATTTTATCAAGCTGGAACAAGTGAAATGTATGGTAAGGCATTACAAATACCACAGAATGAAACAACACCATTTAATCCAATATCACCATATGCAGCAGCTAAATTATATGGATATTATATAACAAAAATTTATAGAGAAGCATATAAATTATATTCTGTAAATGGGATATTATTTAATCATGAAAGTTCTAGACGTGGGGAAAATTTTTTAACAATGAAAGTTATAAATGGAATTAAAAATATAATATTAAAAAAACAAGAATATATTGAATTAGGTAATTTAGATAGTAAACGTGATTGGGGTTATGCTAAAGATTATGTATATGGAATGTGGTTAATGATGCAACAAGAATATAATAAAAATAAATTACCATCTGATTATGTTTTAGCAACTGGTAATATGTATTCAGTTAGAGAATTTGTTGAAGAAGCTTTTAAATTTAAGAACTTTAAAATACACTGGGTTGGTAATAAATTAAATGAAATTGGTATTGATCAAGATGGTGTAATACGTATTAGAATTAATTCTAAATATTATAGACCATGTGAAGTAGATTTACTATTAGGTGACTCTTCAAAAGCACAGAATGAATTAAATTGGAAACCACGTATAAATACAATTAATAAATTAATTGAAAAAATGTTTTAAATTAGAAACCAATTAATTTATTATTTAAAAAATATTTTAAATTACGTTTTATTATAATTAATTATATTAGTTAATTATAATGAAAGTTTATTTAATTGGACATAAAGGCTGGATTGGTAATATGTATCAGAAATTATTTAAAAAAAATAATATTCAATATTGTTTCTCAGAATATCGAGGTGAAAGTGAAAATATAAGACAGGATATATTAAAACAAAATATTACACATGTTTTATGTTGTATGGGTAGAACACATGGTACACGTGATGGTGTTAAATATACAACAATTGATTATTTACAAGATAATTCAGTATTAAAAGAAAATATTAATGATAATCTTTATGTTCCATTATCATTAGCCTTATTTTGTGATAAATATAATTTACATTTTACTTATATAGGAACAGGTTGTATTTATAGTTATAATAATATACATAAGATAAATGGTCATGGATTTACTGAAGATGATATACCAAATTTTTTTAATTCTAATTATAGTACAGTTAAAGGATATACAAATGAACTTATGAAATTTACAAATGCTTTAACATTACGTATCCGTATGCCAATTACTAGTTGTACATCACCTCGTAATTTTATTACAAAAATAACTAATTATGAAAAGATTTGTAGTATAAATAATTCAATGTCAGTATTAGATGAATTATTACCATTAAGTATAATGATGATGAAAAATAAAGATAAGGGACTATATAATTTTACAAATCCCGGTCATATAAGCCATAATGAAATACTTCAAATGTATAAAGATATTGTTGATAATCATTTTACTTGGTCTAATTTTACAATTGAAGAACAAGATACTATTTTATTAAGTGGACGAAGTAATAATTATTTAGATACAACTAAATTAACACAAAAATATCAAGTAGATAATATTCATACTGCAGTTAATAAAATAATGAAAAAAATGAAAAAAAAATAACTTAAATACACCATATAAAAACATACTTGTAAGTTCTTTTTATTCTTATGCTACATTCTATACGTGTAGAATGGCTTGAAGAATATCTTGAATGTGGAAAGCTATAATGGGTACCATTTAAACATACTTTTTAAGTATATTTAAATAGTGCATGTATATATATTATCCTCTATGGTATAGTGGTTCACTATTCATTGACCTTTAATTATTTGCATAAGTAGGTGACTATTCCTACAAGAACAAGTTTTTGTTCTAATGAAGTCTTTGATAGGAATTTTCAGGATTTATTCTGAATTTATCCTTCTTGTGCCGTCAGTAGTCGGTAGTAGCCTATGTGAATAGGTGGCAACAAAGACAAAACATTATATGCAATAATTATTAGAAGTAACTTCCAGCAGAGAAGTTGTCATTGAAATTGTGGATTGGTATTCTGTACCAGTGGTTTTATATTATATGAATGAGATATTTGTAATCAGACGATTATGTTTGTGGATGGCTGTGTCAGCAGTTGTTACATACAAATATCAAGAAAGGAGCGAGATATCCTAGTTAATAATAACAATAGCAAGAGTGAAAGCTTTTGATAAAAACTCGACGTCGGTAATGCAACGATTTGTGGACAAATGTGCATTAAACAACCTTGGAGCCTAGCTATGCTCCAACGTGGAAACACGATTATGGCTAGTAAACTTTTTGAACAAAATGGAACATCAACCATTCAAAACAATGATGGAAATGGAACATCAACCATTCAAAACAATGATGGGGAAAAATTGAAAAAAAAAGGGAATAATTTGCTCAAGATAAATAACATTATGTTTTCCGAAACAGCCCCCAACAATTCCGGTAGGACAATCGTCCCACCACGTGGAGAGACAATCGTCTCTCCACAAACTTCACGATTTTCTTCGCGAAGTAATAATTTTAATAATGGTTTTAATAATTCTAATAGTTTTAATAGGTATAATAATATGAATATGAATACACACCAATCTTCATCTTCCTCGTCCTTAAATAGTTCTGATAGGAATATGAATACACACCAATCTTCATCTTCCTCGTCCTTAAATAGTTCTGATAGGAATATGAATACACACCAATCTTCATCTTCTTCGCAAGGTAATTGGACAAGAGTTTCATCATCAAATGGAGAATCAAATAAACGAAAAAGAAACAAAGTTTTATTTGCTACAAATTTGAAACCAAAATGTGGATATAAAAATTGTTTGAATAAAAAAAAATGTCCATATGAACATAAAAATGAACGGAATAGAAAAAATCTACCACTACCTCAATTTGGTATAATACAAAAAGATAGAGAAATAATAGAAGTTTGTTTTTTAACATATTTAAATGTTATCAAAAATGGTCAACCACGAATCTATGAAACACCAACTAAATGTACAGACAAAGAATGTAGCTTTTATCATTTTAAGACAATGAATGAAATTAGAGATGCAAAATTAGTCATTCTTAAACCATCAACCTTCAAAAATTGTAGAACTCTATATATGTATACAAATTCGATTAATCGAAGCTCATCTGAAAAGTTGAATAAGTTGAATAATATTTTGAGTGATGCGATGGAATTTTTAATCGATGGTAGTGATGATATGAAACGTATTTTAAATTGGGTTGCTGTCGCAATTAACACAATATCTGAAAAAAAAGTTCCAAATGAGAATAAAAGTTTTCTTCAATTTATTATTACACATGATGAATTTAGATATAATCAATGGTCACAAAAGATATATACAAAGTTTATAAAATATGAAGATGCGTACAATATGCTTCTTTTTTTCAAACAGATTTCCATACAGATCGAAAGTTGGAAAAGACAGGAAGACAAGGGTGAATGTGAAATAAACTTCACACAAATTTTTGGTGAAATAGAGAATCCTCAATATATGACATCTTGGCTTCCTAATAAGTCTAAGATATTAGATAGCATTTTCTATGATCATTTAATTAGAAAATTATATAATAGTACTACATTTTGTAATAATATTTTGGATGAGTTAGTATGTAGACGATATAATCTACCTGATATTAAAATTACAAAACAGAAAGAGAGAAAATTTAAACATTTTAATAACACATGTAATTATGGTGCCCACACACTAAAGTTTCTCGTAGTACAAGTAGGAATGAATGAACAGAATAAACGACAACTTCAGGAATGTGATGACAAGGCAGTAAAAATTGCTAATATTGGAGATAAGATACAACAATGTATTGAATTACTTAGGACACAATTTCCAGATGTATTTGAACCTAAGTGGGAAATGAAGGATAAATGGACAACACCGAAAGATCTTTCACCAACTCATCCTAATTATCTTACACAAATGGTAGACTTCATTAAAAAATCCATTCATACAGATAATCTTAATCTCAATCAGATGGAACAAGAACAACAAGAAACAATACGTTATGCCGAAAAGTTGGTTGAAAAGTACATGTCTTGTATGTCGTATCTTATAAGCAGCTTCAGGAGAGACCCTATTTTGCTTTGTGGTGACGTGAAGCCAATCATAATTCCTCATATGAAATTCAACTTTCCAGGAAAACAAGTTAATTTTGTTACAGAAACAGAAATTAAAACACAACGAGAAAAACTAAAAGAACAACAATGGGAGACAAAAATGGATAATAAAGTGAAGAGAGAAATAAAGGAAAAAGAAGCACGTAAAACACATGATATTTTGAAAGATGTAGCCACTTTACCTGCACAATTCACTCGTCTTTATAATGAACTTGAACATGCAAGACAAATTGATTATAAAGACAAATTTGAGTCTGCATTATCCAAATACATAGAGACAGTAAAAAATAATGAAAATAATAGGTTCTTAAAAAAAGTTAAACAAGCGGAAACATTGAATTATAATGATCTAGTCAACCTTTTTAAACTTGAAATTAATGGGAAATCAGCAAGTAATACTGCTAAATTCAATGAGTACTTAAGTTATAAGCAATGGATGGCTGCAATTGAAATATCGGAGACTATAAAAGTGCTACTTTCACAGTCGCCATCATCAAAAGATAAATTCAAAATCCTTATGCGATACTACATTCATAGCTTTGCTAAGGGTTTTAAATTTGTTAGCGGTGAAAAACCCACAATAGAAGAATATAAAAAAAATTATGATGAATTAGTTCGTACAAAAAAAGAGAAAATAGAAAAGTGGAAAAGAGATAATCATGATTTATTAGTGAAATATCTTGAAAATGAAATGGTTAAGCGACGAGAATTCGAAAAAAGAGTAGAATATCTTACAGGAAAATTAGTTAGTTTTAATAAAACAGTTTTAGATGCTAATGAACAAATTGAAACATTAAGAAAACGGATAGATGATGAATTTCAATTAATTAATGATAAATATTTACCAGGAATGTTAGAGGACGAAAAAGTAAATCAAAATTGGAGCATGGCAGACCTTGGTTTGGAAACAAGTAATGATTTATTTGGCATGATATCTGGTAATAATATTAATCAGGAGAAGATTAATAAAATGGTTATTGATGTCGAGGATATATATAATCAGAATAGCAAACATCCATTAATTCAAAAAGAAATTAAAAAATGGAAGAAAGATAATAATAGTAGTGACATCACACAAGATCAAATTAAAAAAATTAATGATAAAGTATATTATGAGTATGTTAAAATATTGATACGTGCTTTTATATATAATGGTGCTGTTAAAAATGGTTTATATGATGATTGTCGAAAGATAAAAGAACTTAGAGAAACACAAGTGGTGACACTTGCACAGATTGAATCAATGGGTCGTAATATTAAAGAAGAAGAAGAAAAACTGACTATTGCCACACAATCAGTTACAAAAGCAGAAATCATGTGTAGGAAAGATGATAAGAGTAACTAAATATTATAAAAGATTTTAGATTTATATTTTATACTTAATATTTTAATTAAACATATTTTAATTAATTAATTTTTTTATATTTTAGATTTATTTAGATTAGGCTAGTTAATACTTAATATTTTAATTAAACATATTTTAATTAATTAATTTTTTTATA